TCATGTAAACTTCTCCTTCGAAGGCTAAACCGCTACTGATGATTTCATCACCTAGCATTAAGAGCATATACGTCGGGCGTTGCTTGTGCCTGTGATGCCTGTGCCGGTGATGATGGCGTCGAATGTGTGTGAACATTGGCTCTACCGCTCCGTCATGGCTCGTACCCCTTTTCACGCTGTTTTTGATCTGAGCTAACAAGCCCCTCGCGGGGCTGGACTACAAGTTGCTTGAGCCGCTTCGCGCCTCCTTTTCGCAACTTGTAGTTTTGCCACCTACACCGCCCACATACGCCCAATGTGTGACAGCAGCAAGTTAGAAGCTAAGTTCGAAATTGCACTTTGTCTCTACCCCTGATTTCGGTGCAAAAATTGGTAGATGCAAAATTTGTGATTTGGTTCTTTTGGCGCATGTGCAATTTTGGGTGTTCGACCAGTGCGTGCTAAGATCTTTTAGCCTATTCCAGATGAAAAATTGTACTTCCAATTATTTGGTGCTGCCCCACAAAATTCCATGCATCTGCAACGCAAAAATATCACACAGTGAAAATTTCTGAACAACCAGTCTGCCGTCCGACTTGACATCTGTTGTATTTGCATCTGCACGTCAATGCATAAAACATGCGATTTTATTAGTCAATATGGTTCTTTTGCAACACGTCGAATTCTGTACTTGACGTGTCATTTCCGCAACGATTTGTGTTGTCCGTACATCCTTCCGGGGAGCTGGTGTTGCCCAAAAGTAAATAATTCACGACCTGTGATCCCCGCGCAACATCCCAACTGAAAACCCTACATTGCGCGCAATTGCTATTGACTATGGCAATTCCAACACTGATTTGCAATGCACCTACCACTCCAGCAACGCATCGACCGTAACTCCAGCGCAACACCACTGCCGACAATCGCTCCAACGTGCTGCGCTGCAATGACGAATGACTATTGACGCGACCGAATCACCCTCCGGCTAGGGTAGTAGCTTGAGGGTCAAACGCCTGTCAGCGGGCTCGCTAGGCGCATTGGCTGCGTTGAGCTCTACAACTCCATCATTGGCACAAGGTTTGCACTCACGCGCACGTGCGCATGCCTGGGCAATGGGCGACCGCTCACCCTGGCAAACTCTAGTTGCAACAGCACCTCAACCGTTAACCAAATTTTAACCTTTTGGCCTCATACCTTTGTGACCGTCGAGCCGATGGCACGGGCACCAAACCCCCCTAGGCTCGATTGCCACCTACGGGCTTTTCATCGTGGCGCACCTACCGGGCTTGCATGCTTGCACCCCGAGCGCCTACCGGGCACGTAGTCGAGGCATACTGGCGCGATAGCTAGTGACGGGTTTGCGCGAGTGCCCTATGCGGCCGTGGTAGCGCGACCGTCGCCACGCTATAGCGGTTCGGGCTCGACACGGCCGAACACAAACCCGCAGGTTTCACGATTGCACCGCTATGGGGCAACCTTGCCTTTGCCTGAAGCATTACCGATGCACGCGCGCACCGTCGCCACAGCATCGCGGGCTTCACTCGCTCGGCACCTAACCTCATTTGCGCAATGTGCAATCAACAAAACCCCAACACTTCCGCGAAACCTATGTTTCGCCTTCAATGCTCGGCACGCGCGCACCGTCGCCACAGCACGAGCATTGCGGCCGATACCATCGGGCATGACTGAACTAATCAGCATGCAAACTTAAAACGGGGGTTTCACATGAGCAATACACTTGCGATCGGCTCGATTGTGCGCATCGTCAGCCCGCACAACTTTTACAACGGTCGGCTGGCAATCATCATCGGGCACGTTCAATTCGCAACGAGCGAGCTTGATTGCTATTGGGTGCGCATCACTGGCACGCGCGTCACGTGCCTTGAACGTGCCAACGAGCTTCGCGCGTGGCCGCATCGGTCGCGACTGAGCAACAAGGCTCGCGAGGTGCTTTACTTCGCGCACATGCGGTGCGGCATGCGTGACGTACTGAAGGCGCCACGTTGGCGCGGCAATGACCGCTTGCGCTACGTGCGTCGCGCGGTGCGCTGGTCAATAACTGAAACCGCGAATTGGTAAGGGTGCTTCCCCTTTGCCTCGCCTCACGGGCTCGCACGATGCGAGCTTGTGGGCCGATGCAATCGTGCATCGGGCAACGTAACGGCCAAGGCCAACGTTGCTAACATCAGCATACGGGGTTTTATCATGGCACGTTCAATCAAGCAGGCGAAGGCCAAGGGCGCGACCGTTACCAAGGCCAATGGCAAGGCCAAGGTTTCCAAGTCGGCCAAGTCACGCAAGTCGGCCAAGTCGCGCGTCGTCGCCCGCGAGTATCAGCCCAAGCCCGGTACCGGGCTCGAGTTCAGCGACGACACGCGCATCACTGTGCTGGTGCGCGAAAACCCGAAGCGTGGCAAGGCTGCGAAGCGGTTCGCCGCGTACCTCACCAAAAAGCCGAAAACCGTCGCGGCCGCAATCGCCGCCGGCCTCACGCGCGCCGACGTGCGTTGGGATGCCGGTCAAGGTTTCATCAAGCTAGGCAAGTAAGCACAGCTAGTCGCGTGGTAGCGTAACAGCGTCAAATCAACAGCCCACAAACTAAAGCGCCCGTGCTCACATGATCGCCTTGACTGGCGATTGTGTGGCGCGGGCTTTTTTGTTTGTACACTGCCAAATCATCATAGGGGGTTTCACATGCTCGACAAGCTTTGTCGCTGGCTGTATCGGCTGCCGTTTCGCCTATGCGAGCCAGCTTACTTACACGACACGCGCGAGCCATCGTGCGAGCCAACGTGCTGCGAGGGTCGCACATTGAGCGAGCCATGCGATTGCGTGTTGCACCAAATCGTGAGGGCGCACCATGCATCGCGGCATCCATAAACTCATTCACCAATGGGTCGCTCGGCACAACGTTTGGGCAATCATAGCGTTTTGTGTACTGATGATTTACGCACCTCGCATGCTGCAAATCGCGTGGCCGTTCATTGGCCAGCTAACTTGCGCGGCAATCGCAGCATGCACGGTCGCGGCAATCGTCGCACGCTTCACACGTTGAACGTTTCGCCTCATGTGCTTGCGGGTTCGCTCGCGAGCGCATGTGCCGCAACGTTGCGGGGTTCGATCATAGGGGGTTCACGTCATGCCTACTGTTACGCTGGTCATTACCACGGGCGACGCTACGCTAGTCGCTCGCGGCCATGACATCACGCTTTGGTGCATCAGCGGGGCCGAGCTTGGCTTGTCGCTCGCGGTCGCGGCAATCGTCAGTGTTGCCGCATATCGCGCGTTCATGGCTTGGTGTTCACTCCGCATCGCCTGAACGTTTCGCCTCACGGGCTCGCACCGCGAGCTTGTGGGCCGACACGTGGCGCAATCATGTGTCGGGCTTGTTGCCGCGCGCCAAGTACGGCGCAACGCCTGATGAGGTTAGCAGGGTTTCAACCCGTCGCCCGCTAAACCTCATTGGCCGTTGCACTAGGCATCGGGCATCGCTGGCATTCGTCAGGGTGCAAACTAAACTCAATGGGGGTTCATGTGCGATACGCGATTGTTGACTTGCGCACTGGGGAAACCATGCGCGTTTGCGTTAGCATGCTCACGGCGTTGCGCGAGGTGCGCCGCTTCAATGACCACGCGGCACAATGGCACGGCGCACTGGCACGCTACGCGATTGTGCCGACATATGACGCGGCCAACCTTTGCGGGTTTGAACTGTAACGCCTGATAGGCTGCGAGCCTCGCACGTTCGCAGCCTATCGGCCGCTACAGCCTAGCGGCGCCTCGCAATCATGCGAGGTGCATCAACGGGGTTTCACATGATGCAATCGCATAGCGTCACTCAGTTGCGCCACGCCATGACGCACGGCCACTATCGCCGCATGCGCGCGGGCGACTTGTTGACGGGCTTGGTGCTCGGCATGGCGCTCGGCACCATCATCACGCTTGCATGCCTTCGGCTCGATGAGCTTACGCGCGCTAGCGCGCATGCGGTCACTGCCGAGCGCACGTGCATCGAGGCAATGTCACGCTAACCCGCTACTGCCTGCAATCGCCCGCGTGTCGGGCGATTGTGGCCAGCAACGGCAGTTGTATCCTCAACTCCGTTGCTTGTCGCACGCAAGCCGAGTTGTATATCAAAGTAGTTCATGTTGGAATTGCAACTTGTTGGTGTGTCAGCGGTCGCGGTCGCGAGGCTCGCGAGGGTAGCTGACCACGGGCTCGCGAGGCGAGGTGCCGCGTATGGCCGCAATGGCGCCTAGCGTGGCCGCTGGCTCGCACCGTGCGAGGTGAGGTGCTGCCCTAGCCTTGCACGGTCGCTGGCCACTGGCGAGCCTGCTAGGCGGCCTGCGTGCGTTGCGTGGCGTGCGGTCACTGGCCAGCTTGGCGCCATGCCGAGCCCGTCAACGGCCAGGGTTGAGTTGTATAGTCAACAGAAGTCGAGTTTCCTCAACCTGAGGTTTCAATGCACCTACATCCACACCTTGTCCATACATCTGAACCGCGTTCATCTTGTATAGGCATCTGTGTACATACATCTGCAACCTGAGGTTTCCATGTATATACATCTTCGCCTTGTATCTGCATCTGAACCGCGTTCATCTTGTAGCTACATTCTGAACCGCGTTCATCTTGCATATGCATCTAAACAGCGTTCAGATGTATGTCGAACGCAGGCAGGCAGGCAGGCCGCCTTGTAATCGGCCTCGGTCGCCTCGGTCGCGCCGAAGTCCGGCAAATCTGAGATTTGTCTTAGGAAAATCCTAAATCCGAAGCTCGAAGCTTTTTGCCTCGGTCGCTTTTTCAACAATTCAATTCGAAGCTTTCGCAAATGATCCTTATGACGCCGCCTCACGCGCGGGCTCGCGCTGCCATGTTGTTGACGATTTGCTCGGCGATGCTGGGCAACTCCTTAGCAACAAACGCAGCTTTTGCTACAAGGCCAACGCCAAGGCACAGCTCTAGCTATGGGCCAAGGCTGAGGCTCTAACGTTAGCCTTGCGTCGTATGATTGACATGCGAGGTTCGAAAAACGGTTTTTCAATTTCGATTTGGATTTTCCAAATTCAAAATTTCCAAGTGCCAGTGAGGAACAACCAGTGAGGCCAATATGCAAACGTTCACTATCTACGTGTATGATGGTGCTGAGACCATGAAGGTGGCAATCCAAGCAGCAACAAGGCAACTGGCAACAAAGCTTGCCAGGGCGTACTTTCCCGACAACAAGTTCAGAATAGTGAAAGGAACAGCGAATGACGCGATCAAGCCTTAAACCCTACAAGAAGTCAGCGAATGGCCACATCACGTTTTACCGTGGCTGTGCGACTGAGGAAATCGGTGAAGCCTACGGCGGTAAGAAGGGCGAGCTTTACAACGTCGTCGGCTACGCCGTGAGCTTGCTGAGCGGGCTCGAGACTGTGTACGTTTTCGTCGTGGCCGAGAATGGTAAGTTGAAACGCTACAGCATGGTGTGAACTCTAACCGTAAGTGAGGAGCGTATCATGAAAATGTCAGAAGCAGGCGTGCTGACGTTTCAGGGGGTCAGCTTCAACTACACCCTAAGAAAGCCAGAGCACTATCGCAGTGCGATGTTTCAATACTGCAATCGCAACGCCTTCAAGGTTGCGGATGGCAGAATATGGGGCATCGAGCTGGAGCATGCAATCGAGTGCTTGCGCAAGTACGCGCAACTGAAGCTGCCCGACATCATCGCTGACCAAGAGGCAATGTTTCGAGCTCTCGGCTTCAACGTGACGTGGGGCACCAACAGCAAGGCCCAACACGTCATCATTATCCACTAAGGAGAAAGGACAATGGAGCAAGCTGTTGTATTCGATGGTTGTAAGAAAACCTACACCATCGCCAACCCCGAGCCGTACCGTGAGGTGGTGCGGAAGTACTGCAAGCATGAACGGTTCACCGTGAACGGCCAGCAAGTGTCAGGCATTAGCTTGGAGTGGGCCAGCACTGTGCTGCGAAACGAAGGCTACCGAGTACCTAACTTCAGAATAGATCGTCAGACCATGTTCAAGGCATTGGGCTTTGGCGTAGCCGCTGGCGTCAATCGGCTCAACAAGAAATGCACCGTTGTTCACGTGTTGACCAATAAGAGAAAGGAGGAGTGCCATGAAGCGATCACCGCGTAGCGTTACAACCAAGGTCAATGAAAACATCAAACGCTATGTGAAGAACATCAGGTATCACGAGTTGCAAATCCACACAGCGCTTGTGAACATGCAGCCCGGTTCAATCGAGTTCGACCGGATGCAGGCAATCATCGCCAGCCGTCGAGCACGTGTTGCACGCTTGCGTGAAAAGCTTAGACGAGAGCAGTTACGCATGTTGGAGTTGACCAACGCGTAACTCCTACTCACTGCACAGCCTAAAACTCAATGGAGCATGACTATGCCTATCAGCCGAAAGACCAACCTGCCACCTACCAAGCCAAAGACAGAAGAAGCTGCGCCTGCCACACACGTCGAGTACAAGCCTTCTACAACCAAGTACCTGTTCACGCCCAAGCATCACCGCAAGCTCGCTGAGTTCTGCGCTGCTCATATCAAGAAGGCTGCACATCGCGAGCAAGCGTGGCAGCTAGCTTACGAGATGGGCGAGATGTTGCAGGCCGATCATCGCGAGCACTTCAAGCCGACTGAGTTCTTCAAGCTGGTGAGCCAGCTAGTAGACCAGAAGTAACTGCACACACTGCACACACTAGCGAATGGAGCACTACTATGCCTAAGAAGTTCGAATACATGAAGTTCAACCTCAGTGAGCACGGGCGTCAAGAAGACGATATAGACAACCTGAACTACTACGGCGATCAGGGCTGGCAAGTCGTCGTCATACAGATCAACGGCATGGCATACCTGATGCGAGCCATGGAAGAGCCTGCGAGTGCAATTGCCGCCAAGCCGGCTGCGAGCCCGCCTCGTGATACGACGCTCGACGCGGCATTCCACAATCGTAAAACTGACGAGACTTTGCTGCGCGAACTGCACATCATGCGCAAGCTGGCCACGCAGGAAATCACGAAGCTGTCGGAAATCGTCGAGGTTATCCAGTCCTTTGAGCCAACTTACGAGTATGCATCGGTGGTCGCGCTACTCGACAGGCTCGAGAATGTCGGCGTGGTCGAACGGCCTCAGAAGGGCAGGTACAAAGCCGGCCCGACTGCTCAGTTGCATTTGTTGGGACTCATTCAAGAGCTAACGGATCGCAAGATCACGATACCCAACGGGGCTCACAAGAAGTAAGCAGCGCCTAAACCAAATCAGATAAGGGGGAATACCAAATGCCCGCGAATGACAACGCCTTGATGGCGAAGCCTCGTAATGTGGATGTGACCGATGCCCGCACCCCGATGTGGATCGTACGCAAGATCGTGCATCGCTTGGTGCTCGACTTCGGCAGTATCTACATAGTCGATCAGATACAAGTAGCGATGGTTGGCAAGGCGTATGGGTTCATGGTCAGTTTCGAGCTTACGCCCCAATCGCCAAACGTGGAGTTGATGTTCAATGTGAGAATTGCGTATTTCGACTATGTTGGGGAGATCAAGTGGTGTTGCCTTACTACCAGAAATGAGGTAACTGGGAGGTGGCAATGAGGCGGCACTCTCAATACGATGTAGTGCAACAGAGGGTAACGAATATGTGGTATGTTCAGATGTGCGATGGCAAACGTCATGGCCCATTCGACAGCTATGAAGATGCTAACCAAATGGCTAGCGACGACGTAGCTAGAATATACCGGGTTCACAGCGTATCCCATCTACTGGCATATGACAGAGCCATGCGCGAACGGCGGGGCAAGCTGTCGCCCATAACGCTGCCAACGCCAGATCACCCAGCATTGCGACGCCTGCTTGACGAGTAGTCGTTCTACCTCAATTACCCCTAGCTATTCGCATCTAGTTAAGCCGCCAATTTTCAAGGTATCACCCTAGCACCCAAAATTGCTGAACGCTGTATATGCACTAATAGCTACCAGATTTCAGCAGCAAATGCGTATGTAACCAGTACAGGCCCACTCGCCTACCCCACAAACCAACGTCAACTTATGAAGAGGAACTAACCATGCCTGCATTCATCAATGCCGACACTGGCAAGCCTGAGAAGAAACGCATGAAGAAAGAGCAAGCGATGATGAGCGGTCAGCGCCCGTTGTCGTTCGAGGCTGCGTGCAAGAGGTTCAAGAAGCGCTTCACCCTCGATCACACACCGGGCTGGGCGCGGCACATCGTCGAGCGCACGGGCAAGTATCCGGCTCCTCGGTACAACAGCGATATGGAGTGGTACCAGCGGTCGGAGTTCATCGGCTTCGCCACGACCGGCAGCCGCAAGTACATTCGTGAGAATGACCCGACATGGCCGGTCGGTCGCTGGCTCGACAAGCCGTTCAAGCGTGAAGAGTTCGGCAAGGTTGCCAAGGCAGAGCGCAAGGCGGAGCGTTACGGCACGCAACGCAAAACGTTGAGCAATCCTACTCCCAAAGCTTTGGATCAGCTTGGCAAGTTGATCGCTGCTACCAAGCCCGCCGCACCGACCAGAACGGCACCAAAGGGCAAGATCAGCGGCAAGAAGGCCAATCACCGGCCGACCAAAGCCGGTAAGAAGCCGACCAACGGCAACAAGAACGGTAAGAAGTAAGCATCGAACGTCAACCCAAGGAATGTGTGCCATGAGCGAGTCTGAAATAATTGCGTGGATAGCAGTTGGCTGGTGCTACTTTTGGGGAGCCCTAGTTTCATTCGTACTGGCCTACATATCTCGTACCCCTAATCCAACAATAAACAGCATGCTTGTACTGGTGAGTTTCTCATGGCCGGTCACAATGCCTTGGATACTGATCAACACGTTCGCTGAGCTAGGAAAGGATGGGAAATGAAAGCGCGCACATTCGACAAGGCCGATGTGTACGAGCGCATAACTGCTCAGATCATTAAGGACGTTGAGGCTGGGACGATACCCTGGCTGATACCCTGGTCACATTCTAAAGCTACTCAGGCTCGAGACGTGACCTTGCAAGATGTGTGGCCGGCTAATGCCATCACCGGCCACCTGTACAACGGCGCGAACGTGTTTCAGTGCTGGATGCATCAGTCAAGGCTGAAGGCAGAAGGGCCGCCGCTGTTCCTAACCTTCAAGCAAGCGAAGGCGGCTGGTGGCTACGTGCGTAAAGGGGAGCAAAGTATCATCGTCATCGGCTTCAATAGTGGCTTGAAGAAAGTCGAGCAGGACGATGGTACGACCAAAACCAAAAAGACTTTCTATGCGTTCGGCCACTTCGTATTCCACATCAGCCAATGTGAGAATGTGAAGCTGCCAAAGCGCAAGCCCATAGAGCGTCCCGTGGGCCTCGATGATGACAAGGCATGGCAGGCGTTCATCAAAGCCACCGGAGCAGACATTCGCCACGGTGGCACGAGTGCTCACTACAAGCCCATCGCAGATTACATACAAATGCCGACGGCCAAGGCGTTCAAGACTAAGGATGACTACAAGGCCGTCGAGTTGCACGAGTTGACGCACTGGACAAGTCACAAGACTAGGTGCGACAGGCCAATCATGCACGTATTCCAAAGCGAGGGCTACGCTAAGGAGGAGCTGATTGCCGAGCTTGGCAGTGCCTTTCTATGTGCCAAGCTGGGCGTCGTGCAAAAGACTGTGCGTCACGCCGACTATGTTGGCGATTGGCTGAAAGTGCTCAAGAACGACAAGCGTGCCATCGTGCGCGCTGCGTCGCAGGCAATGAAGGCGACAACCTTCATTGAGACATTGGTAGGCGATGCGTTGAAACCAAAAGTGAAGCGCAAGCGTTTGAAACCCTCGAAAGGAAAAAGGCGATGACCCCAAGACATGGTGTAGCAGCAGCGACCTTCTTCACAGGCACGCGGAAGAATGGCGACAAGGTGTGGATCAACGTGGCTGAGATAACCACGATGATCGACCACACTGACAAGAAGAAACCTGACAACAGATACACCATCATCGCAACGGTGCATGGCGTGAGCCAGCAAGCGATGTTTCTGAACGAAACGCCAGAAACCCTGATCGCTACGGCGGTAACGATAGTCGGGTAAGCCCATGTCAACTCGAGAAACGCTGTTAGTGCTGGCATTGGGTTGGCTCTATTTCTGGGGCTTGCTCATAACATTCTGCTTTCAAATGCTGACGGTTGCGTATTTCAAACAGACTAGAGAAATGACTGGTTTGCATTTGGCCTACATAGTTTTCCTATGTGTGTTCTGGCCTATCAGCTTACCCAAGGCTGGCGTGCCGGCACTTGGCGATATGTTGTCAACGTTAGTAACTCACATCAAGCAAAGGAGAAAGAGGTGAGAGTGTTCAGGCGCCTATCTGATGATGGGCACGCTTCAGTGTTCAAGGCAAGGGTGAGCAGTGATTTGATCGTGCTGGAAATCGCCAGTGCGACTAGCCTGATGAGAATGATAACAAGCCTATCTAAGGAGGATGCCAAGCGTTTCGCAGCGTGGTTACAAACCAAAACGGAGTGAGCTGATGACTGGGGGTCACATGACGTTCATCGAGGAATACCTGGGCTGGGAGATATACCTCGATATGCCGGCTGGGATGTACTACGCAATCGACCCTAGTAGCGGCAGCCGCTACGGGCCTAGTCGCAGTCGAGCCGAGTTGAAACTCTACATCAGTCGAGTACGCACCAACTACACCTAGAGGGAAACCATGCCACAACTCGCAGCAGTGACCGTGATGATGGGTCTCGTCGCCGTGTTCGCCATCGTGCTAGCGATTGGACTGATCGTGATATTCGGGTAGTCTGCACAAAAGTTCAAAATTGAACTTCACCAAGGAGAGGGAAATATGAGCGAGCATCGAGACGTGCGTAGTGATGCCTATTGGCAGCGATGGGCCGATAACTACAAGCCGGTACCTAGCGGGCCGCAGCCGACCGCCACGGGTTATCTGCTACTGGCGGCGTATGGTAAGGCTAAGCGGGCACTCATTCGGCTGGTGTGCTTTGTGTGGCAGCACGACATCGAGACTGAAGAGTGGGATGAAGTCAACTACAAGATCGAAAACATACCCTGGCACTGCCGGCGTTGCGGTGCTGGCGGCATAACCCGCTAAGACCAAGCTTCAACACAATCAGGCAGTATGTAAACTCTAAGGAAGAGAGGGATCGAGCTATGGCTAAAACAACCCAAGTCTACGTGAATGAGGACTGCGTGTTTTTGTTTCAGACCAATCACGGCTCGTTGGTGGTGAGGTTTGAGAAGGTAGGCACCCGTGATACCGTCTACAGCGTCGTGACCTATCAGGACAAAGCCGGTACAATCATCGGGCCGAACATCGGCTACCCGTTCAAGCCGAGAGGCAGCAACGAGGCGTGAGCATATGTGGATACACAAAGCAGAACGAATATTAAAGGAGGGAACGATGGATGTGCAAATCGAGGCGATGCGCTGTCAAGTAACAAATGTGTTCTACCCTCATTGGGTACTGAGAAGGGTAGCCGTCGGAACTGACAGCATCGTCGTGCATGAGCCGTTGGCCAAAATGACGGCAACGGCTGTCAAGAATGATAAGCTAGCAGACTTCGTGAAAATGGTACGAGCCCTCAAGAACATAAAGGAGTAAGTGAAATGGGTAAGAACAGACGTAAGCCAATCGAGCGCAAGCGGCTAGGCCCAGTCGGTGGGCGGTACTCGACGCCGTTCTTGAACTATGGTGCGGGCGTTACAAAGGTAACGCCGCAAACCATCGACATCAAGATACCTCGCCGCTTGCTACTGGCCTTGCAAGTGCGCGAGAGCAACAAGCAAGAGTGGGGCAACTTGCGCGCGCATTCGATCAATCAATACACACCCGAAAGCCAGAAAAACAAGCTAAGAAAGGAACTCGAGTACTTACGTGAAGGATGGATGGTGAATGCCTACTTCGGTAGCAACGCATCATTCAGAATTCACGAGGTTTACACCCGGCCCGAGGCAGTCACTTACTAAGGAACATCGAGTATCATGGCAAAGAAAGCAAAGAAAAAGCTCAACGGCGTCCACATGCAAGTTGCAGCGGAGCCAATCGAAGCACCTCAATACCTGGGGCACAAGCCGCGCACTGGCAAAGGCAACAAGATCGCCCTAGCCAGAGCAATCGCAGCAGCACGCAACGCCGCTCGCAAGAGCAACTTGTTCGACGGCATCAGGGGGCACGGCATCGTGATACTCATAGATGCTGCTTTGCAGGACGCATTTCTACCCAAGGGCAAGATCGAGGTGCGTCGCGAGGGGGATCGACTGCAACAAGCCTTGAAGCTGGTGAGAGATAGCCAGCGCATGCAACAGGCACCGCCGGGGTTGCTGACATGACCGTACTCCAGTTCTATATCAGAGCTGGGCTAATCATCGGCGCCATTGTGGCGGTTGGCGGCTATTGGAGTGCGCACGACAGCCGGCTAGCAATGGAGCATTATTGGAAGAAGCGACTTGACTGTGAGGCAGTAGGTTGGAGATATCACTCACGAGGCATACGCAGAGGCAAATCAGTAGGTACCATCGAAGAATGTGACTAATGGAGCCAGAAATGAAACGCAAGCTAAAGCCCAAGGCTAAACCCAAGCTGCAGGAGTACATATACGCAATCGCAAACCCAGTCACCGGCATGGAGTTGGTGCGCTCGACCTGGGCGTACTCACTGCAGGAGGCTACTCGCCAAACCGAGAACATCGCTCGGTGCTTTGGCAAGTCAACAGAAGTCGTTCACGTTGAGAGGGCCTGATGGTTAGAATACTCCTACCCAGCTACCCGGAAGCGGTTAGCATCATGGGCAAGCATGGCACGCAATCGCTGACCACTGATGGGCTTGTGTATCTAGAAAGTGAGCACGAGCAACTTCTAAAGTTGCTGGTCAGCATGCAATACCACGGCAAGTTCACCGCAGATCAAATAACGGGCATGGCCTTTATCGTAGGGCTGATGCTGCAAGCACCCGATGGAGGTAACTGATGGCAACGTACAAACAATTCCCACACTGTCACGCATTCGCAGCCGGGCACGCTGCCGAGAACAGCATACCGTTCGATGCTTTTGATCGACTAGCCGATCATGAGGTGTTGCCAACCGAGGTGGACCTCTGGAATAGAACTGAAAGCGTGTTCGCTGCGATGAAGCTAAGTGGAGGGCCAATTCATCAACGGCAAAATGCTCTGTTCGACTTAGGCTATCAGCAAGCCGAGGGCACAGATGAAATTGCCGATGCCGCCGACGACGCCGAGCGCGAAAGGCTCGAGAAGGAGTACGACCAAAAGCTGGGCCTCGACGACCCGACTATCAGAGAGTTTATGATCTCGCTGTACTGAAAGCAAACTCGACCCTGAGGAGACTTACTATGGAACCCAAGTTGGAATTCGCATTGACCTCGTGGTGCGTAATCTGCCGTAAGTTCGTGCTCGTGCCCTGCGAGCGTGGTGAGTTCACCAATAGTAAGAAGCCAAGCTGAAGCGAGCGCGAGCTAAGGAGAATTACGATGCCTAAAGTTAAGAAGAAGGCAAAAGGCAAAGCCAAGCCAATTGCCAAGCCGACAGTACGCAGAAAGTTGACCAAGCCACCGGCGAAGAAGTTCACGCCCAAGGCAATGATCGTCACGAGTAAAACGATCAAGAATACGCCGGGCATGCCGCTTACGGCCAAGGCGTATGTGAAGAAGCCGACCAAGCTACCCGCAAAGGCGAAGAAGCCGGCCAAAGCGAAGGCACCGGCGAAGGCCAAAAAGCCGGCCAAGGCTAAGGAGACCGTGGTGGAGCAAGAAAGTGCTAATCCATCACGAGCATTGCTAAAGGAATTGACGGACTCGCACCCACTTTGGGTGAGGGAACGTCTTCCTAACAAGTACGAGCTTATTCTACCCAAAGGCAACGTGCCGGCCTCGCTGCAACAATGCACATTGTTTGATTGGATTAATTGGGGCGAGGGCAATGCATTCGTGGAGGCTGTCGCCGGCAGTGGTAAGACGACATCGCTGACGCAAGGCTGCCGGTTCATGAATGGTAGCGTGATGTTGACTTGCTTCAATAAGAAGATAGCAATCGACATCGGCACCAAGCTGGAACAATTGAAGCTGGCCAACGTGCGTGCCAGCACGTTCCACTCGATTGGCTGGCAGGCATGCATCAGAGCTTACAAAGGCGTCAAGCTCGATGCGCGCGGCAAGCGTGATGCCATGTTCGAGCACTTGCGGGTAGAGGCTGGCTTGATGGAGTTTCCCGTCAAGCTGCGTAGTATCGTCGGCAGCCTCGTATCGCTGGCGAAGCAGAAGGGCGTGTTCAAGTTTGCCGACCCTGACGAAATACCTTTTTGGCTAGATATCGTTGAGCATCACAACCTCGATGACGATATAGAAGACCCCGCGATGGTCATGCAGGCCGTTGAGTTTGCCATCAGCGGCATCAAATGGTCGAAGGAGATTGCACCAAAGCTGATGGACTTCGATGATCAGATTTGGATGCCCATCATCACCAACATGCAGGTACCTAAGTTCGACTGGGTGCTGGTGGATGAAGCGCAGGATACGAATGCCGCTCGTCGGGCATTGGCGCACAAGATGATGCACGAGCGCAGCCGCATTGTATTCGTCGGTGATCGCAACCAAGCCATCTACGGCTTTTGCGGTGCCGACAGCGATGCCATCGACATCCTGATGAAGGACTTCAACTGTATCGCCCTGCCGTTGAATGTCACCTATCGCTGTCCGCAAGCCGTGGTACGCGAGGCTCAGAAATACGTGAGCCATATCGTAGCCTGGGATCAGGCAGCCATCGGCTCAGTGGCCAGCGTCAACGCCACCGAGTTTTGGGATAACGAGGTGGCAAAGCTTTATCCCGAGTGCGCCATACTGTGCCGCAACACCAAGCCACTCGTTGCGTTGGCGTTTCAGTTGATCCGTCGCAACGTGGCTTGCCATGTCGAGGGCCGCGACATTGGCCAGGGTTTGCTCAAGCTGACCCAACGGTGGAAAGTCACTGAGATAGGTGAACTGCACGACAAGCTCGAAGAGTATCTCGAACGTGAGCGGGCTAAGCTCGACCTTGCTCATAAAGAGGCTCAGTCGGCCGCCCTGCAGGATAGGGTCGAAACCCTGTACATTTTGATGGAAGGCTGCACGACCGTATCGCAGCTTGCCGCCAAGATAGACAACCTGTTCAAGGATACCGAAGGCAGCCAAAAGCGCACCGTCACCCTGAGCACTGTACACAAGGCCAAGGGTCGGGAGTGGGATTACGTGTACATACTCGGCTTCGATAAGTACATGCCGAGCAAGTGGGCCAAGCAATCGTGGGAGAAGGAGCAAGAGACCAACATCATTTACGTCGCGATCACCCGAGCCATCAAACAGCTCACGTTCACCGAGCATTTGGAGGATAAGAAAGCATGAGGTGGCTTTTGAAATGGTGGCGTAGGGAAAGTTTGCGTGCAGCGGTCTACGGCGAGCAAATGCAGTTTTTCTACTTCACACACCCCGACGACGTATCAGCTGAAGAGCTAGCAAAACGTCGTGCGGATTGGGCTCGCCGTTTGCGACTTGCTGAGGAGGAGAGCCGTGGCTGAAACTGACCAGTACTGTAGCAAATGCAGAAGTAGAATGGAGATGATAGTCACTGACTGCTCACAAATAGGCAGGTGGGCGGGCAGTGATGGGCTAACCGCAAATCGCCAGTTTAGAAAGGATACTGGCGAAGAGATTATGGTGCGTATGTGGGTGTGCCCCAACTTCAATAAGAAAACCAACAACAATTGGTTTCAAGTAAACGTGTTAGGGCATGCCAAGTACGAGCAGCATGACAAGAAAGCAGAGTTTATCAACCATGACAACCCGCACGCTGTAATCCTATAGCGTGCGACCCCAACCAAGGAGAACTACCCCAATGTCACAAGAGAAGCTCATACCCCTATTGCTGGGCGTCGCCGTTTGCACCCTAGCCGGCGCGCTGGTGTACGGCGTTTCCACCATACCGCGTGACCCGGCGCTGCCGCCAGTCAAGCCAATGAACTTGAACACGGCAATTCTACACTGCAACGACGCCGCCTACCAGAAGGCGCCCAACGCCAAGCAGTGGGACATTACCGAGTGCCTGTACCACGCGCTGGATGGCAAGTACCCGATCAAGTCTTCCATTTCGAAGAAACAGTGAGGCAAAAGTATCATGTTCAAGCTTCCTCTAAAGCGTGGTGGTTTATCAATCGGTGGTGAAGAAACCGCTGAAATGGTTTGGCCACGCTGGCTGGCCAAGCTGTGGGCAAAGTGGAGGGGGTATTTTTGGATTCCCTGTCCACTGTGCAAGCAACCCTATGCTGGTTTCGAATGGGGTGGAACAATGATTATCGAAGATGAAAGAGGTAGCGTGGGTGTGGGCGTATGCGCTAAGCCAGAATGCGTTGCTGCCGCTCACAAGCAACGTCATGCATGGCACGCACAGCGTGGAGAAACAATACTAAGTGAAAAAGGGGGGCTCGTCGTTATCAGCGTAGAAAAGCCTGACGATACAAAGCCGGTATGATATAGGCAAAGGCTGCATCAACCCCGAGGGCTCAAATGCAACGTAGAAAACTGCCACCGCCACGGCGCAAGCTCACGCCGCCGGCGCCTGATCGCCCGCCAGTAAAGGAGATGCTGGTCGGGCCAAAGAGAGCTTTCAAGCCGTCGCTGCTCGCGCAGTTTCAGCGATTGCTTGAAAAGACCCCCGGCAACTACTGGATAATCGTGTACAGTGGCAAAGGGTATACTGACCTGGATTTGAACACTACCAAAGAATCCACCGTCAGCACCATACGCCACTTCAAGCACTGTTACCCAGATGCCAAAGTGATCTACTTGAAAATACCCGATGAGGAGCCTAAAGCTAGCCCCAAACCAGCCAAGCGCAGCTTTGACAAAAAGAAGTACGCGAAGGCTGCCCGAGCCCGTCAGTACTAAACCCAGTGGAGGCGTACCGTGCTTCGCTTAATAGTCAAAGTGTGCCCGAAAGAAAATGGCCGTTTCAGTGATGACGAAAGCATCAATCTGAAATGCTACAAAGTTTTCGAGGTGGAACACGACGACTTAGAGGACTACATTACTGAGCAGCGCGACAATGGCCAGCCGATCAAGCTGGTGGCGATAGAAGTGTTCGAGCAAGCGCCGCTGCCATTGGCAACGCCAGTGTTTCCAGAGTACAAGCCGAGCGATACGAGCCCGGCAGCGCAGAACTCATTGATGGCAGCACTCGCAGCGAAGCACAAGCCGGCTAATGACTTCTGGGGCAGCCTGTTCAAGCGTAAACGCTACGTGCCGCCGCTCAACTTGCCTAAGTAGAACTGGCGTTCAATTTTGAACCGGGGTCCAACTATGCGTTGTGTGCTGATTGGCTTACTGTCACCTGTAGTTCTGCTGGCAATCGTGTGGGTGTTCCAAAAGCTGACGGGCTTTCACCATGACGGCCAACGCTACAGGTTCAAGTAGAATAGGGGTCCGAGCCCGCAGGCCGAGAGCTCCCCGGCCACTAACTCGTGATGGGGGCTTGGGGTAACGGTGACGCTACCGCCCCGCTAGAAGTAACTAAGGCGGTCGAGGGCGATGGGTTCCCTGACCGCCTTAGTCGTTGCACCCGCGCCGTCAACCCCTTGCGCGTCACAGGAGCATCATAACACTAGCCTAACCATGCCTGATCGTCAACCTAAACTGAGGGAGAACTAGCTATGAGCCTTAATTGGGAGAACGACAAATGCCGCAAGTGCAAGCTGGCGCGCACGCCTGAAGGGCACGACCCGTGCCTAGGTGAACTGCCGGGGGTTTTGTTCGCGTGTTGCGGGCACGGCAACGGTGCGGGGTATATCTATTTCCAAAATGGCGTGCAAGTCAGGTTTGGCTTTTGCTCGATTGAGCAAGTATCACCTGACGAATTAGCTAGAGGCCGAGCATTGAAGCAGTCAGAGCTATTTGAGGCTTACCGGCTCAGGCGATTGAATAGCAATGGGCTCAGCAGGGCTAGAACTAGAAGTGATAGGTGGGCTAACAAGTCATCAGAGGGTTAAGCGATAGGCAATAAGGGTCGAGGACCCCTTGCCGCCCCCGACTGGCAACTGGCACTAGTACTGCACTAGGGCTGGTTATCAGCAAGGTAAAGCAACAACCCAGAGGGTTAGATATAGATTGTTGCTGTCAGCGTAACAGGTATTGCAGCGACCATTTGCAGGCACCGTGTTTGTGTGGCCGGTGAACGCCACCGCCCCCTACTGTCGTCGGGGTTTGGATTAGCATCGATCTGCAGCTACTTGGCGCTTGCTAGCCATTTCGCACCAGATCGATCAGTGTAGAACTGCTGTGTATACCCTTAGCCCTGTCAAGCATCGGGTAGGTCGGGTCAGGCCCGGTCGCATTAGGCTTTGGCGAAGCCGTGGTCTTTCATTGTTGTGCGGTGAAAGGTCAAGTTCCGCTGAAGCATCATCAGGCCGTAGTCGCTAGGCAGTAGGCGATGGAGGTCACGCTTCAACACCACTCCAATCTTTAACAAGCTCGATCAGCTATTAGCTGGGCTCGCCTAGCAGGTACAACATACTGATGGTCTGGCTTCTAGTCAAACCATCAGCAAAACCCGTATGTAATCAACAGCGCACCGCGCGGGGTAATACACCGCGCTGCCTTATAAACCATGAGGGAAATCATGCCTAAGAAATCAAATACCGGGCCTGTCGGCGGTAACGTAAAAGCTTGGCAAATGGTAGACATCGTGAAGTACACCCCTGCCGAGCGTGCGCAGAATTTAGAGTTCATGCTAGACATACTACCAACTTTGATTATGCTGCCACAAAAAAGTATCAGCCGTAGAAATAGACCTGACCCGCGAGAATTGCCATTTGGCACTCCATTCTGTTTTGCTGACCATAGCTGGCACCTATTCGGAGCTGGTACTCGGCAAGCTCTCAATTTGCCTATGGGCGTTTTGCAAAAAGCGCTCACTGAGAACGATAATGGAGCATCAGGTTTGCGTTTACAAACTTTGTTGCGTGATGAATTGCGTGATCTAACTAAACTTAGGCAATCTAGTGCTAGCGTGACATTGCCGGTTGGAACTAAACCCCCTAAGGAGCATGCAGCCATGCAGAGAAAAGTTGACGACACCATCAATGATGACAGTGGCGTAGAAGAGTTTGGTTATGGCGGGCCATTGCCTGACTGGTCGCACGCCCAGCAGTTGGCCAAGTTGCGGAAGCACAAAACTTCCAGAGTTACTACCAACACCGACGGCTTGGTCGCCTTCTGGGCAGCATTCAATGCGCAGACTGCTCAGGCTGATCTCGATCGTAAGCAACACAACCGCAAGCTAAAGCTCGACAAGCTGGCGGCACTGGGCCGGATTGTCGAAAACGAAGGTGAGTGGGATGGCGAAAACGGTGAAACTGTGCAGTACGACATCTACGGCCGACTGATCAATGGCGACCACCGACTGACAGCCATCTCCAAGTGTACGGACCCGGATAAGAAGTTTGTACTGTTAGTGGTACTCAACGTTCCCCCCAAATCGCGCAAAACAATCGACCAGAATTGTGCTGCGCGCACGTTGGGTCATCAGGCTGAGATGTTTGGCTTCAAGGGCTATGGGAACGAAATGTCCGCAGCAGCGCATCAGCTGTGGGCGTATGGCATGGGTCAGCGTGGTCAAAGCACGCCCGCTTCTACCAACGATTTAGAGGCGATCTACAAACATCACCCACTGTTGTTTGGGATAGTAAAAAGTACAAAACGAAGCCACAAGTCCAAAGCAGTGCGTCGAGGGCTCGTTGCGGCGCTTGCCTGCATTGTTGCGACCTATGGAAATAACAGGGCTAAGGCTAAGTTGCCTGCTTTCTTGGAAGCAATTCAGTCAGGAAATGATGAAGGTAATGAGGCCCCAGCTAAGTACCACGCTTGGATCCTCGCTCGCATCAAGAAGCCATCGAGCGAGGTAAAATGGTACAATCTGATCAAGGCGTGGAATTTGTATTACAGCAGTGAGGACGTCAAGGGCAAATGGCTTGACAGTGGGGCTGATGTCGAGATTGATGGCATACCACCTGATAGCATTATCCTTGGCATGAATGCTCGGTAAAACAACAGCGTATGTCGAGGGTAGCTGAGCCATGCTTGGCTACCCTTTCTACTTTCAAATGGAGCAAGACTACCAATGACCAACCGAGACTATGAAGAAACAGAAGCTAATCGGCGGAACCAGGCTCATATGAATGCGTGGACAGAAAACGCTATAGAGGCCTGTCGCAATGATCCTGAATTCATGAAGACTGGACTTTGTCCAGTCTGTGTTTGCCATACCCCGTGCCTTTGCGATCAAGCGGCAATCGTATCGCGGATGCGTGCATTCTACGAACTGCACAGACCTGGACTCAAAAACGGCTATGCGCCCGGCACCATCAATTCTTACCCTCATAGCTTGCCGGGGGTGGGTGGCGGCGCCCCGCTGCACTTAGGGACAGGCAGGGACCATCTGGACGAATTGCTGGTGCGACTGTACAACATCGTCGAGCGTGGGCTTGAGGCCAGAAAAGCCGGTAAGGAAATCGACCCACCTGTCACCACGGCTGAACGTATTGCGTGGGGGGAGCCAACCGCCGTGACTGAGCCGAGACTTGAACCTGAAACGTCATCGACGTATGACCCTGTAAGCTGGACTGGCGAGGTACCCGAGCCTCTACTAATCAGGTTCTTCAAGTGGCTCGCGCGACCGCCTGTGATTAAGTAAGTCTGACGAGTACCACTGCACCGACTAACCCTAATGGAGAACTGACATGCAAAAGTCTAACGATACCGCAGCAGAACGCCTCATTCGCGTTTCGTACACTGAAGGTGGCGGCCTTGGGCTGTTCATGATCGTACTCAACGAGTCCGCTTACCAGCACCATATCGGAAAAGAGCGCGGCGACCCAGCCGACAGAGTTGAGATCATGTGCGAGGGTCGACTGCCAGACGGCTCGCCATTTTTCCGCATCAGCGTGCTCACCTCGATCAAGGGGGGCGGCAGAGTTAGCTACGAAGCCCTCGCGACGAGCCGCCCCATATACGTGTACCGGCGGACAGCGGTGTTCTCTAACCGCTTCAAGAAACCCGGCTCGCGTGGCCAGGGGCTCGAACGCCCGTTCATGTTTGGGCGTACCAACGCAGTTGAGATGAGCTTGCCCCAAGTGGTCGATGCCGGCGTTGACATGACTACGGTTGGCGACAGCGACTTTTTCGTCTATGTCCCCATCGTCAACATGCCGGCCCCAAAGATGCGGCCAAAGGAAATCGCCCGTCAAAGCCGCAAGCGTAAGTCAGTGAGAGAATTGACTGCTGGCGTCGCTGCCGGCGAGTTTCGCATGAACACTGCCGACTTGTTAACGGAAGTAGGATTTAAGTGGTTGGTAGAACAGATCAATGAGGCGATGAAGCACAACCCCAACTTGGGCATTGCGGGCGTCAATGCCGAGCGGGTAGAAGATGAAACTGTGCTACGCGGGTTTGTAACGGCTGTGCGCCGCCCCGTCACTTGGCAAAAGCTCTGAAGGGTATGTTAGTGTTAGGGCAGCTTTAGTCGAAGCTGCCCATCAGCCTTTAATGGAGCAGGACAATGTCACCAGCAATAAGAATATGGCTAATAACTATGGGGGCCGGGGCTGCCATAATAGGAGGAATTATTTATTATAGAGATAGTCAAAAGCCTGATGATGTGATCGTCGCTGTATGTAGAGATGGAACCTACATTTACCGCAAACCCGACGGCACCCATCGCCTCAAAAATGGCGCTGCTGTAAGCGGCCCTGAAGCCTGTAAGTAAGAACTCGAGTTCAATTTCGAACTTTAACCAGGAGCACCAACCGTGAAGAACCGCGACTGTTTGGAAGCCCTCGCCACCCTGCTCGAGACCCACGATTTCAAGCCGGGCAAGTTTCACCTCCACGCTTTCATGAGCTCTTACGCCTATCTCCGTAACAGCTATGAAACACTGACGAATGAAGACCCGATATACCCCGCTGTCACTGAGCTAGCCGCGCGCAACGGCAATAGTCCAATTGTTAAGGATGGGCAGCTTATCGACTGCCGCACCGTTGGCTGCGCGATTGGCTGGGCCATTGTTCTACTTCCCATTTTTAAGGAGAGAGGGTTGACGTTTGGCCGGCCGTATAAAAGCCACGGCCACGACGTTCTGGGTATTGAGTATAGACCGCCAAACCCCAGAGATCATGATGCCGGCATGTATGCCGTGGAGAAATTCTTTGACCTATCTCCAACGGTGGCACAGTGGCTATTCGTGGCGCATGAGTATACCGTGGCCGAGCGCTCTAACCCGAAAGCAGTTGCCAGCCGCATTCGCGTAGTGCTAGAAAACCCAGAGCTAGCCGAGCCCTCGTACACCTAAAAGTTTGCAACGTTGGTAAAAGGAGAACTACGAATGAAGCCCCAGAAAAGGCAGCAAGAACCCGAGCCAGTCAGGCTGCCACCTCTTCCTGCTGCCTACTGCGAGTCCTACCAATACCGCATCGACAATCACCACGTTCTCACCTTATGGGGCAAGCAGGGCGACACATTCCACGTCGCCATGTCGATGCACGTCAACCTCTTTCGCCACCTGAATGAGCGGGTGATGCATTCGATTGAGGAGATGAAGCAACGGCAGAAGCCAAAAACCGACGAGCAAAACCCGCTCGGCATCGCAGCCCCGCCGACGGATGCAGCGGTCATCAAGCCGGTCGGCGAAAAGCCTCAAGAACCTGAAGCACCTAAGGAGCAGCAACCATGATACAGGCTACCGCCACAGCTGAGCTTCGCTGGGTACTACGTCCGGTAATCGCAGGCGCCGGGGGTAAGATGGACCAAAGCCCCGACGTGCCTATTCTGCAGCGCCGGTTTCATGCCGTCGAAAACCCCGGCGGCCACAACGAGCGCAGTTACTTCCTCTGGCTTGATGTGCCCATTGGTATCGAGCCCGAGGCCGACAAGCTGGCCAGATTAGCGGCTGAGAATGCTATGGCCGCCAACCAGCTAACGTTGCAGTGGCCGAGCGTCAAGTTGTTTGGTTAGATGCGTAGATAGTGCTTGCGTCAAACGATAAAGGAACGTCACTATGACAGGTCAAGACGTACTCGTGATCGCAGGCAGCCTAGGCTTCTTCGCCTACTCATACTTCCTTTACAAATGGGGGTACGAGATGGGCCTAGCTGACGGTACCGCAACAGCCTACACGCGCGACGTGGAGGCTAGGCAGTCGGTGGAGCGCTTTCAACCCGAGCGCGCTTCGCCAAATAAGCTTCACTGAGCTTGAAGACTAGCCTCCGGGCCTTTTCACTTTCGTTTGGAATTTGCATCACAGTGACAAACCCGGAGGCTAGCATTCGTTCCTCGCCCTCAGTACGGCGCCTGATGTCGGTAACGACCAAGCCATTATCTGTCAGGCAGCGTCGGGCGAGATCCGTATAGGCTGAAATATTATAGTGATGTCCCCATGAGCGGAAGGACACGATCAAGTCAACGGGTGGAATTACTAGGTTTGGATCGGCGATGTGCCAATGACATTCGACATGGGGCAGCCGAGCTACGAAGTTGTTGTAGCCGTCTCTAACATCTGACCACGCCTCTGGCACCTTTTCAGTATATCCACCATTGTTACCAGTATCTTTACAGCTACCGCCAGTTCCATCCATCAAGTGAACCCGGCCGATCTTGTAGTGATCGGCAATCAGCAAGCTTTTGACGGCGCGACCCGAGCCGATGTCTAGCATAGATGTTGGCTTGATGTCGGGCAATGCCTCGACGAAACCTGCAAAGGTCTTCTGAGCTCTGTACAAACCCGACATGGTTTTCCCTCTATTTAACCCCGACCGTATGTGGTTATAGCAAACCCTCAACCAGTGAGCAAGGAGTGACTATGATCTACCCAATCGAAAGCAAGCTTTACATGGAAGATGACAGGTTCATGCTACAATGGCGCGGCCATAAGTACGTCGGAAGTGGTGGCGGTGGCGGCGGAGCTGGCAGTGGCGGAGGCGGCCCGGCAAATAGTAGTGAGTGCGGTGGAACGGTCGACTTAACCTCGCATATAGAAGGGATAATTCGCCACGTACTAGACTCGTACTTCACGGGCAAAAGGCCAACCTGACACAAGCAAGGAGTTACCCAATGCGCCTAATCCTACCCATCGTGCTACTGGTGACAAAAGTGTACGAGCTCTACGAAGCCTGCAAGATCAAGTGCTGTAAGCTGAGAAGCAGGGCTGGTTGCAAAGCTGGTGAATAAATGCTAGGTCTTGCAGCGACAATCGAGGGTTGGCAGGAGGGACTAAAGATGAGCAGCAAGGTACTCGACCTCTATAACGCATCACTGCCGTACTTGGCCAAAGCTTGGGCTTGGCTGGAGCAGGCCGCCGCGCAAGTATTCATCTGGGCGAAAACCTACACCCATGCCACCATGTTCATCATTGGGTTCTTCTTAGGCTTGATCGTAAGCCGCTTAATCTAGCAACCAGAACGGGGGTCTGAATGAGGGTACTGTCACCAAAGCTGATCGAGTGGTACGGCAACCCCACGCACTGGTGCCCAGCCTGCAAAGCTGGTCATCCTTTTCTAGTCAAAGTGCCTAACATCAAAACCAGCAAGCCACTCTGGTCATTCAATGGCGATTACGACAGGCCGAGCTTTGCACCGAGCATGCGCATATTCTGGACTGATCGAAAGACTAGCCAGGAGCACACCGTTTGCCACTACTTTTTGACTGACGGGCAGATCAAGTATTGTGAGGACTCGCCTCACAAGTTTGCCGGCAAAACGATTGACTTGCCTGATTTTCCAGAGGAGCAGTTTCAGTACTATGAGGAGGCCAACTCGTGGGGTCAACCGTCGAAGCCGCCTAACCTGACGCTGGTAAAGAAGTAGGCTATCATGTGGATGCGACCTATAGTGTGCGTGCTCGCTTTGCTTGTTGCAGAGCAAGCTTTGGCGCATAGCTGGTACCCTCACGAATGCTGTACAGGGTTGGACTGCGCCGAGGTAACGCAGATAACGCATCCGACTGGGGAACAACTCGAAGCATTGATTGTACCGGGCACGCCAATGCCGCGCATGGTTGGTGGAATTGGCCCTATGGCTGTCACGACTAAATATGGAACAGTCGTCGTGCCCGACCAATTTCCCCGTCAGCGCTCACTCGATGGTAGCTGGCATGCCTGCATTCGCATCGTTGTGAAGAATAACGTGGTGCTGCTGCGTCGCCTGCTATGCTTGTTCGAACCTGACCCAATGTAGAGTGCTATGCAAACCATCGAAGGTATACATTTCCCCCAGCCGGTGCTGGATCACTTGAATGCGATTGCGCCGACGTGGGCGCAGACGTTAATTGACCGAGCGTGGATGGCTTATATCGCTATGGAGAAAGCCCTCAACCACGCCGTCGAGCGGAATGAAGTCAAAACCCTGCTCGACATAGGTGCTGACGCCGGCATGATTGATATTCTGCTAGGCGCCACCTCACAATTCCCCCGACTGACCGACATTTATTTGCTTGACGGCGATGGCACAAGCACGCGCCTCAGTGAGAAGTATAGCGCAGAGCAGGTAGCCTGGAACAATGTGCATATGGGCGTCGAGTTGGTGAAGGCCAACGTTAATTCCAACATTGCCGTGCATGCTGTGAAGCCAGACCCGAGCTTGATATTGCCCCAAGCCATGGATGTGATACTCAGCCTCAAGTCGTGGGGGCATCACTACCCCGTCGAGGTGTATCTCGAGTTCGTGAAGCATAACTTGGCTGCAACCGGCGTCGTGCTGCTTGACATCCGCGAAAACACCAACGGCCGCCAAGTGCTAGAGGCTAACGGCTTCAAGGTAGTCGAGTTGATACCAGATAGGTCATCAAAGTGCCAACGTATGTTATTGAAGAGAGGGCAGTCATGATTGGAGCAGTGTCATTTGTATTAGGGCTAGCCCTCGCCATCTATGGTGAATATAAGATTGACAGCTACGATGACCGAATGGGCATTCGCCCCGGCGCATCTATCGACGGCTACGGCTCGAACATCAGCTATGTATGGCCTTACACACACTTCTGCCAAATTGGATTTCTAATTGCTTTGCTGTCACCAGTCATTGGTCTGTTGGCGCACTACTAACAAAGGGGCACTCAATGTCAAGATACCTTTACCCTCGTGAGGAGCGAGGCACTAACGTCGAGCTACCTTCGACTATCGCTCAATGGAGGGCTAACATCGCCTACCGCTGCAAGCTGCGTGACACAGTAGTCTGGACCAATACAAAGATCGAACCAGATGACGTACCTATCACGCGGGTTGAGTTGTTCAAATTCAAGATCGTGAAGCCTGCAGAACCTACCAATTCATGGAGCTTGCAGCGATGCGGATCACCTGGACTGAAAAGTCAGTAGAGTATTTGAACCGGCACAACAAGCAGGGCGACGATAACTTTGCCCTGTTCGCCAAGCAGCAGATCAGAGCTCAGAAGCGCCTCGATGACATAGCTCGGGTCGTCGATGAGTGGAGGCCAACCCGCTCGCTCGACATCGGGTGCGGGCTGGGTGTGATTGATATCCTGCTGGCCGAGCGCTACAATCTGGCTCACATTCACTTGCTCGACGGTGACGGTAGCAGCCCCATCCAGCACGACTATCAGACCGATATGCAACCGTGGAACGACGTGTTTGCGGCAGCCGAGCTTGTGCAGAAAAACGTAGGTAAGGACGTCGTGGTTTACCCGCACTTGGTAGTGCCGGCGAGCGAGTCCATGGCCGCAATGGCCAAGGAAATTGGCGAGCTGGACATGGTGTGCAGCTTCAAGTCGTGGGGCGTCCACTATCCTGTCAGCACCTACCTGCAATTCGCGCATGAGGTTTTGCGGCCTGGGGGTTTGCTGGTCATCGACATTCGCGAGGAGCGTGGCGATGGCGACAAGAATAACCAAGTCGAGCAAGCTGGCTTTCGGCTCGTGAAGCAGTTGGACGCGCGAGTTCGCACGTTCAGGAGAGGCATATGAGGCTGAGCCCAAAGCAAGAAAAAGCACTGCTGCGAATGCTCCAGAAGTTTGTGGCTGGTGTGGACGATGTTGCTGATCGTCGCGAGCTGGTGCAGTTGATGACAGCGCTTGAAATCAAACTTGGATTAGACAGATGAAAGTCGGCTTCTTTTGCTCGAAGCGCGCTCGCTGCATTGAGTTTGCAGAACTGTTTCGAGCGGGCGTGCAGCGGCGCGGCGACGAGTTAGATATCAGGCCGGTACTGAAAGCGCATGGCGACCCACATGAGGTTGATGGGGAGATAGTGCCTGATGTGGATGTAGCGGTTATCAACGCCATTCTACATCGCAAAGCCTTCAAGACTATGTACGATGCCGGCATTCCAGTTGTATATATCGACAAGGCTTATAATCGGGATTGGAATTGGCGTCGTACCAGCATTGGCGCGCACCAGCCGACGCACTACCTGGGCTTCAGAAACAAGCTGTCTGGCCGTCGCGTGCAGTTCGGGTGGGAGCCTGCAACATGGCGGCGCAAAGGCGCTCATGTGTTGCTGGCGTGGTCGGATAACCGTGACCACGAGTGGCGGGGTTGGCCTAAGCCAGAGGAGCACGTCAAGCCGGTCATCGCTGGCTTGCGGCATTTCACCGGCCGCAAACTCTACTACAGCGCCAAGCCCAATTATGCGACTGGCGAGCCCGTGCATGGGCTGATTGATGTCTTCAATCTACTGCCCGGTACGCGAGTAACCAGTTTCTTCACGGGCTGTCATGCGCTGGTAACTCCGGGCACCAGCGTTTGCTTGCATGCCTTGCTGGCAGGGATACCAACTATTGTGCTGGCCGATGCGCTGGTGCGTAATATATCCTCTACATGCATTTGCCAAATAGAGAGCCCATACCTAGCAACCCATCAAGAGCGCATTCAGCTACTCAATGATCTGGCTTATTGTCAGTGGCATAAGGGAGAGTTTGCCGATGGTACAGCTTGGCTCGATATTCGTGAACAGCTAGCGGAAGGGGTAGGGATCAATGTCAAATCGTAGTGGCGCCTACTTGCTGTCAGAAACCTATAACTTGCAAGCCGCAAGCGAGGGTATGTTGGTAGTGCCGAAGCTCAGGCGACGACAGCCTAAGCAAACGATGCTGCCTAAAGACCCGCCGTTGGTCAGGCAGTTTCGTTGGACTACCCCCGAAAGCGTGCTGGCTCGTATCAAGGAACTCGCGAGCCAGCCGATCCGTACAGCACCAACCGGGTTTGCGCTCAACTACAAAAGGCGCGACCAATGCCAAAGGGTGATCCCATGAAGTACATTCTGATTTGGTACATCGCACAAGCAATCGCATCAGCCGTCTCGCCGTATGGCGGTAGCATGACTTCCGGCTCAGCCGAGTTCAACGATCAGAAGAGCTGTGAGCTAGCAGCCGAGCAAATCAAGTCATGGAATGACAAGGCTAAGACTGCGTGTATGGAGAAAGGTGAGTAAGGAGTGGGCGATGAATACCAAGTTTGTGAAGCATCTTAAAGTAGGGGATCGCGTTCGGGTACAAGACCCTGAAGGCGTAGGCAAGGTAACGCATGTCGAACGGTCGCAGTGGTTAACGGCGTCGGGCGGGTGCTTCAGAATAGATGCTGACTTGGTAGCCGGCCCAAATGCCGGCAAAACGATATGGGATCAGCACCTGCCCGGCGATGCTGAGGTCGAAGTCTACCCAGTTCACTAGGAGTAACTCACGTGGCAAGCGCAATGACGTATGCACAAGGCTGGATCATCATCGGTGAGCTTGCCTTTGTCATCCTTCTGATCATTTATAACATCGGCATCGGAGGCCCTCAATGATTACGGTAACTCAAACCGAGCTCTATGCTCATGTGTGCGGCGGGGTTCATGGGGCGAAGTTGTCGGCCTATCCATTCACGCACATCAGCATGAGGAACTTCCTGCCGCAGTTTCTGTACGGGCGGCTTATCAATTCACTGCCGGCGCCCGAGCTCTACACCCCGTTGAGCGACACTCGCGCACAATTCATATTCACGCCCGAGAACCAAGCGAAGCTGCCGGCCGATACGGTCGGAGTTTGGATGGACCTGCTCAAAGTGTTCAATGAGATTGGGTTCAAGCAAACCATGTTCAACAAGCTGGCCAGCGGGTTGAAGCATCGTTTTGGCGATCAGACCCTCGACGACATCGACTGCGATATGGATATCAGATTGATGCGCGATACGGCCGGCTACTTCATTGCACCACATTGCGATACTATGAAGAAGATAATCACGATGCAAATCTATCTGCCGGCCACAGTTCGTCACATCGACAGCGGTACGATCATGTACAAGAAAGATGCAACAAACGACGGTATGTTTGTCGAGGTAGTGCGTTTTCCTTACGTGCCAAATTTCAGCTATGCATTCGTCGTCAACAATAAGGAGCCTCACCAAAGCTGGCACGGGGTTGAAACCCTGCCACCTGACTTTCCCGGCGCGCGCAATAGTCTGCTCGTGATGTTCAATGCTGTAGGTGGTAAATGAAATTCGCCTATCATCTGCGAGGCGAACGCCCTCGACAGAAGCAACTGTGTACTGCATTGCAAGCCGGCGCTGCCAAGCATGGGGATGAGGTGATCCCCATTGTCGGCTACTTAGGCCCAGAGCCTAGCGTCGATGGCGTGATACTGCTAGGCGTCAGCGGCCTTCATCACAGAATAAGCAACCGCATGGTGTACGACGCTTATCTTGCCAAGGGTAAGCGAACGATGCTGTTCGACAAGGGCTATGTGCGGAAGGACAGTAGCGACCGCGACTACTTGCGGGTGTGCGTCGATGGGTTCCAGCCACTCAGCTACTTCATGAACACGACTAGACCCAATGATAGATTTGAGCAGTTGGGTATCAAGCTCAGGCCCTATGCCACCAAAGGCGATTACTTCTTGCTAGATGGTGTCAGTCAAAAGTACTGCGCTTGGCACGGCATCGACAGTCACCTTGCCTGGGGCTTGAGCGTAATTGAGAAGATCAGGGCACACAGCAACCGCCCCATCGTTTATCGGCTGAAGAAATCAGTAGCGAACTACAAGGCTCTACGTGATATGCTGCGCACGACCATATCGAAGCGTGATCTAGCCGACGATATGAAACGCGCCATGATCGTCATCAGCCACGGCGGCAATCTGGGTTGGGATGCCATGATGAATGGTCGTGCTCACTTCGCCATCGGTCCGAGCATTGCTAGAAGTGTCAGCGAAACCGACTGGGCCAAAATTCACACGCCGTATGTACCTAGTGAGGCAGAGCGCTATCAGTTGATGTGCAATGCTGCGTACTGTCAATGGACCGTAGCCGAGCTTGCAAGCGGCGAAGGGTGGGCAGTCATCAAACAGCAGCTAGAGGAAACCAAATGAGTGACGTAGAAGGACCAACGTGGCTTTACTGGCTTACCTATGAAGGCACGGGTAATCCACGTAGGCCCGATTATTTTGGTGGAGTATTTTCGGCATTACAGCTAGCACGAGCGGCTGTGACTGATATCCACACTCATGTAGCAATTGCTAGGATCTATAAAATTGCCTTAGATCACCCGTGGTCGCCCGAATTGGTTTGGCAAGAGCGCGAGTAATTCAATGCCCGTATTCGATTGGCAGAAGTTTCTCGAGCATCATCACATCGAGTACACTGACCGAGGCCGTAACGTCAGCAAGAACAACCTCGCGCTGAAATGCCCGTGGTGCGGCTCGGCTGATCCCAGCCAGCATATGAACGTGAGCCTTAAAGGCTATGGTTATTTCTGCTGGCGTGATGCTACGCATCGGGGCACCAACAATGCCAAGTTGGTGCAGAAGCTACTCAACTCGAGTTGGGCAGAAGCAATCGCGGTAACTGGTGGCGCCGTCGAGGTGCTGCCAGACGAAGACTTCGATACCAGAATTAACCGCTTGCTGCATGGTGAGGCTGAGCCGGTTCGCAAGCTGCCCATGCCTAAGGATTGGAAGCGCCTCGACCAGCCGTCAGGCAACCTACAGCGCAATCTCATCATTGAGTACATGAAGCGGCGAGGTTACGGGCTCGGCAGCGTGATGCGACTGGCCAAGCGGTATGACATCCATTACGCTATGAAGGATAATTGGGATCGTCGGGTTATTTGGCCGCTGCATGATCGGCACGGTGACTTGGTGAACTACACCGGCCGCGCCATCAGCAGCACTCAAAAGATCAGATACAAAACCCTGTCAGGCGACTTGGCCCGTATGCGCATGAGCGAGTGTCTGTTCGACCTGGGCACGCTTATCAAGGTGCGAGCAGAAGCGTTGGTATTGACTGAAGGCCCGTTCGATGCCATGCGCATGGGTTGGATAGGTGAGCCATTAGGCATCTACTCGACGTGTGTGTTCACTCAGAATGTCAGTGAAACGCAAGCCGCATTGCTGAGCCAGCTTGCTTACAGATTTGAACGTGTGTTCGTGCTATTCGACCAGGGCGCCGACTTGCAATCATTTAGAGCCGCAAGCTCGCTGGGCTTCGAGCGCATCAAACTCCCCAACGGTGTTAAAGATCCTGACCAGCTATCGACTGCGCAGGCGTTTGCGATGTGCCACAGCCTGCTATCGTGATGGGTTGTAACAGCAACCTAAGTTGCTAACATGGTAAATTTTATTAACCCGGATCTCGATTGTTTGGGCTATACTTGGGGCAGGCTAAACCGATGGGGTTTGGCCGAGCCTTATATGGGGTTAGTCACATGGCAACGAAGACCAAGGAAAAGCCGAAAGTCAAGAACCTGCCAAAGTCCAGCTCGATGGTGCTGGTCAAGGTCGGCACCAAGAACACTGCCGGGTATTGGGCAACTCAGATCAATACCATTTGGCGCAAAACGGCTGCCAGCTACATCGAGATGGGCAAGCTGCTGGTCGAGGCCAAGAGCCTGTTGAAGCAGTCAGAGTGGAAGCTGCTGCTCGATGACAAGCTCGACTTCGACGAGAGCAAGGCCAAAAAGCTGATGCTGATCGCCCGGCACCAAACTCTGGCCAAAAGTTCAAATTTGAACTTGCTTCCCCCGAGCTACAACACGCTCTACACGTTGACCAAGTTGGATGACAAGGCCGTCAACACTGCCATCAAGCGCGGCGACATTCACCCCAATATGGATGGGGGCGATGCCGACGAGCTGGTGGAAATGTTTCAGCCCAAGAAGCCCAAGCCCGAGCGGTCACGTGAGGCCGACGACGCCGAGGTGATCGAGCATGAGGACGATGAGCAAGAGGAAGATGATGAGGGTGAAGGCGGAGGCGAGGGTGCCGACGCTGATGATGAAGACGAGGACGATGACGACGATGCGCCGGCGCCCAAGGGCATTCGAAAGCCTGAAGAGGCAAAGGCTACGCCGTATGACACTGCCGTAGACAACTTCGACGGTGGCATCGACAGCATGCTTTACTATTGTGAGAACCTCGAAGCCGCCATGGAAAAGAAAGGGGTTGACAAGCTCGAAAAGGAACTAAAGGTCAAGCTGAAGCAACTGCATGCCGTCACTGCACGGCTGCTGAAAACCTACTGAGGGGTTAGAGAGGGGAGCATTAGCTATGGCACACGACCCGTCAACAATCGAAAAAGCGTGGCTAATTTTTCTACTAATGGTGGGCATAACCAGCATTGTTGTGCTTGCCTTTCTACTGATGAATTGATATAACTGTAGGTGGCGTAGGACGGAGCTCGGCTCAACTGCCCGAGCACCTTCGCGGGCTCTGCCCTACGCCTTCACACAATCAGTTTGTCGGGGGTATCTCGTGACCTATACGCCATATCTCGACCAAGGACTAGAACGATGGCTGTTCACGACCGCGCGCCGTAACCTTTGGCGGGTGCCTCAATGGTACAGCGTCGATGACTTAGTGCAGGATGGCTACGCTAGCTTCTACAAATGCGCCAAGCACTACGGCCGGTTGGCCCGCAAGCGCAAGCCAAAGAAGGACGACCGACGCAACTTCATGGCGTTGGTCAAGCGCACGTTCGAAAACCATATCCATGACCTATCGACCAAGTCTACCATTCAGCGGGTAGAAAAGCCGGTATCGCAACTGCATCGGCCAGAAATATCGGCTGATGATTGGCTCGAACGTCACGCCAGCGTAGTAGAAGAAAGTATGGCTGACATAACTATCGTCCTTCAGCAGGCACCGCGAGAAATCAAGCAAGCAATTGCCATACTGGTCGGCGATGTTGTGGACGTCAAATACCTACGCACCAGCAAGAAAAACACGAAGCTCGTTAACAGGGAGACAACCAACGAATACCTATGCCGGCGCCTGATCGCGTTCGGGCACAATTTCGATCCGAAAAAGGTTGACATGATCGAGCAGGTTAGGCACTATTTCGGAGTGCAATCGACAGCAACGTGAGTAAGGAGTGATAGCAAATGAGCTTTCACGTCGAGTTTGTGTCAGCTTCAGTAGAGGAGGCGGCACACATCATCAACAACGACTGCCCTACCTTGCCGGCCAGCGTCAAGAGCTTTCTCATCGAAGCGCTCGAAGGCTGTAAGGGTGCGGCGGTTTCAATCGCTGCACATGGGTACCTCTACGCACCGGGCGCCAAGTACGATAACTCCACCGTCAACATCGTGGTGAAACGGCTGGCGATGCGCACTGCGGCACCCCCGCCGAAAGTGAAAGTAAAAGGGCCGAAACCCCCCAAAGGTTAGAGCTGGACTCTGAAACGTATGTAGTGTGTAGGCCCTGAGTTCGGCCTAACCGATACCGTTACAACAAGGAGACTTAACGATGAACGTTTATGACGAACTGACTGGCGCCGTGAAACTCAGTCAGAAGAAGGGCGAAGCCGATCAGGCGCACTTGAGGAAACTGGTCGAAAAGGCTAGCGAGCTATCCGACAAAGCGTGGGAAGGCTTGTCGGGCAAAGCGCAGACTTGGGTGAACTCGGCGGTCGATGCCGTGCAAGCTCAAGAGGACATTCCCGAACCGGCCGGCTTTGGCCAGCCCGACGATGACGACGAGGTTGAGGAGGAGCAGGAGACTGTTGAAGCTGCCGACGATGACGATGACGTACCCCCAAGCAAAGGAGCTAAGACTGTGAAAGCCAAGGAAGCGAAGAAGGCTAAGGGCAAGCCGGCAAAGGCTGCTAAGGCTGCCAAGGGCAATGGTAAGGCGAAGGTTGCTGCCAAGAAGAAAGAGGGCGGCGCCAAGCGTGGCCGGGCAGCTCGCCTGTTCAAAGACGATCAGCGCATCACCGTGCTCAGCAAGAAGAACCCCAAGCGTGAGGGCAGCGGCGGCTACGAGCGTTTCGAGCTCTACTCCACCGGCAAGAAGGGCATGACTGTCAAGCAAGCGCTCGATGCCGGCGTGACCAGCGGCGACCTGAAGTGGGACAGCGAGCACAAGTTCATCAAGATCGACTGAGCCTACACAGCTAGCTCTGCCTACACATGATGGCTTCATCTCCGGGTGAAGCCATCACTGTATGAAGGACACAAGATGATAGAACTACCCCCTAAAAACGTTGCAGCCCTATGCAAGTTCATGATCGAGCGGCAGCGTATCCACACTCGTCGCTACTTGGGCAAGCCGAAGCCCTGGACCAGTGACCCGATATTGCAACAGTACCGGTTCTGCAACATTTACCGTGAGCAGGATAAGGTCACTAAGTGGATCGCCTACAACTGGCGCGACCCGAACAACATGCATATAGACTTGTGGTTTGCTATGCTAGTCGCTCGCTACATCAACGAGCCCGGTACGCTCAAGCTGCTACCGTTCCCCTTGCCTTGGAACCGGCTCAACTTTCACGATGCCGTGAATGCTCGCAAGAGTGCTGGACTTACGGTGTACAATGCGGCATATATCATTTCGACTGGAGGTCAAGCCAAGCCGAAGCACGAGTACCTGGGCAACTTCTTCGACAAGTTTTGGTGGATGAGAAAGCAAATTCGCCCACGCGAAGGCGATACCCTGGCCAATTTCAGCGAGCGGCTGGTGGCGGTGCAGGGCATGGGTAAGTTCTTCAGCGGGCAGATCATCGCTGACGTAAAGTATGCTGAAGGCAGCACCTTGCGCAAAGCCGACGACTGGTGGACATTTGCCGTGTCAGGCCCCGGCTCGAGACGTGGCCTCAACCGGGTTTGCAACAACCCCGTCGATCAGGGTTGGAATGAGGGAGATTGGCATGCACACCTCAGTACGTTACGTCGTGCGGTCAATAAGGAAATCACATCGAAGGGCTTGGAGAAGCTGCATGCACAAGATCTACAAAATTCGCTATGTGAGTTTGACAAGTATCTGCGAGTCCAAAACGGTGAAGGGCGCCCTAAGCAAAAGTACGATGGTATGGCGTAGCTTTTCAATTGAAGATCGAACGTGCGCCATCGGCGTAGTATTCTGGTTGTGGAGCTCGATCGGTTACTTGGCCGGTCAAGTGGGGTAGAATGGACCTGATCGTAATACCTACTCGGGGGCGAGCGAAGCGGCAGCAAACTTTGGCTACCCTCGAGAAGACAGATGTTGTGTACACCCACAAAGTAGTTCTACTTGTGCGGCCTGAGGAAGTGACAAAGTACCGTCACCCAAGCTATAAAGGCAAACGCATTAAGTCAGCGACTATGAAGGAGATTGACGTGGTGGCAGTGCCAGAAGACTGCGAAGGTATAAGTAAGAAGCGAGCCTATGCCTTGACCACGCTGGCAAAGCAATACGACGCCAAGTATCTAATGATGCTCGATGATGACCTGTCATTCTGTCATCGGCCTGATTTGCGTAAGGCAGATATGCCTTATATCAACGCTGACGCTTACGGCATGCATTGGATGCTCGAAACTATCACCGAGCAATTAGAAAAAGGGTATGCTCATGTCGGGTTGATTTCTAGGCAGGCCAACCGCAAGCTAGGCGTTAGGTGGCAGAAACCCGGTCGATTGATGAATGCCTATGCCTACAATGTGCCAATAATTTCTCAGCTAATACGCAAGCACAAATTAGTGCTAGGTCGCTTGCAGTTCATGGAAGACTTTGATTTGACGTTACAGCTATTGCGCCTTGGTTATCCCAACCGCATCAGTTGCCGATTTGCCTGGACTACCACGTCAAACCTCGATGGAGGCTGTAGCACGTACCGCACTGCAGAAGCACAAGCTGAGGCCGCGCGTAAGCTGGCCAAGCTGCATAAGCCTTTTGTGCAGGTAGTGGAAAAGCAAGCCAAGACCTGGAAGAACTCGTTGACTGCCCGCGTCGATGTGCGGGTAGCTTGGAAGAAAGCCTACGAGGCTAGTAAGGGAGGTAAACGTGGCTGACACCGCGAAGGACTTTTCGCCGGCTGAGCGGGCGATACTACACAATCAGCAACTTCTCATGTTGGGCGTGACCAAGCTTTTGGTGGAGATTGGCTACAACGTACTGGCAGCCAAAATCCAAAGGGAGTTCATAACCGCGCCAGACTTTGTGGCGCTGGACGATACAGCTCGAGAGTTGGGGTTAAAGGGAGACGAGCAATGAGCTTGAAGGATGATCTCATAAAACTGCGTGACCAGCTAGCCACGGATTACAATCATTGTACCGGCTTGCGCACTATAGCTGCCGATGATCTCGTGCAAACATTAGGTGAGGTGGCGGCAGATATGCTGCCTGAGTTTGCTGCACTCGATGAAGCAGCGCAAGAATTCGCATTGAACGAGGCGTGTCCAGAAGGTACCACTATAAGCTGTAGCCCCGTTCGCCTACTAGAGTAACCAGTACTCGGAGTACCCCAATGTCCAAGTCCAAAACAGTAATCAATGAAGGCTTTTGGAGTGCTTCTAATAAGCCTGTACCAAACAAAGAGCCTTGGCAGGGTCAAGCCCAGTTCTTGAGCAAGTTAAGAAGCGTTGAGGAAGCAGCTCATGTCATGCGCTATCGAGGCTTTTCAGTTTGCCGCGTATGCAGGCGGCCTAACGGGATAGAAGAGTTTTCGATTTCTTCTGACGATGTAACTGCGGTATGGCCCTCGGGATTTTCCCATTATATTTTAGCCCACAATGTCGAGCCGTCGAAAGCCTTCAAGGCTTTCATTCTAAGCTTCTAAAGCAGTCGAGTAACCAGTAACCGGAGTACCCTGTAAATGAAACATGCTGATATCTATGGCAACGCTAGGTTTGCTGGTAGCATCAAGAGATACCACACTTGGCCGTTTATCTCTACGCAAACCGTGGGCGAGCACACGTGGCAAATCTTTCGCATCTACTACAGCATTTGGGGTGAACTTCCACCTCATGTGACGACAGCGATTATCTGGCACGATGCCGGCGAGCTGTTCGCTGGCGATACGCCCTATCCAGCCAAAAAGGCTTCGCCGGGGTTACGTGGGTTGCTCAAAACTTTGGAAATTGATGGCGTCGAGCAAATGGGCGGGCCGTGGAACGCCGATGGCAAGCTCACGACCCTTGAGCAAATCAAGATAAAGATTTGTGACAACCTTGACATGCTTGAGCACGGCTTGGTCGAGATGGCAATGGGCAACCGCCTTATGGAACCCGTCGCCAACGTGACCTATGCGTGGCTCATTGAAACCCTCGATTGGGATAATGACGCGCTACCTCACCTCGATAAAGACTATGCCATTCGCTACCTGCTCAAAGTCCGTAAAGCGGCGCTAACGTATGGTATACCCAGCGAGGTTTTCATCATCGAGAAAAATATACCCCTCGCTGCTCAGCTGACCAAGCTGGCCGCAGTAACCAACCAGCCACCCGGAACCCCAGTCGTTTTGCCAGTCAACATCTAGCACTGCACCAACCCCAGGAGTATAGACGGTGGATATCATCAAAGCTACAAACGTCAATGAGGCATATCTCAAAGGGCTGCACCTGCTTGCACACAAAGGCGTACCCGAGAAATCGCGCGCCGGCGACGTGCTGGTAGTTCCCAACCCGGTCGTCACGCAATACAACTACCCCATGGAGCGGGTGCTGTTCGACGTGACGCGCGATGCCAACCCCTGGTTTCATTTGATGGAAGCACTGTGGATGCTGATGGGCCGCAACGATGCCACTTGGCTGGACCGCTTCGTCAAGGACTACTCGAAGCGGTTCGCTGAGGATGATGGTACCCAGTGGGGCGCCTATGGCCAGCGGTGGCGCAGTCACTTTGCGTATACAGAAATTGATGAGGATACCGACCTACCCCTCGAGACCATGATCGACCAGCTATCAGAAGTGGTCAGGCTGTTGGCCAAGAACCCCAACGACCGCCGCGTGGTGCTGCAGATGTGGGACCCCGAGTACGACCTGAGCAAAAACACAAAGGATGTACCGTGCAACCTTTGCGTGCTGCCGCGCGTGGTCAACAAAAAGCTCGACATCACCGTTTTCTGTCGCAGCAATGATGCCATCTGGGGTGCGTATGGCAGCAACGCCGTTCACTTCAGCATTTTGCAGGAGTACCTTGCTCGGCGGCTGCACCTGGAAATGGGCACGTACTACCAGATCAGCAACAACTTTCACGCCTATAAGGACGTGTTCGACGCCAAGACCAAGCATCTGATTATCGACCCCGCTGGGCCGACTGGGCCGGTGCCTACGCCAATAGGTAAGAGTGAGTTTGTGGTGGCGCCCGCTTGGCACACACCGGCCGATACGGTGAGATGCCCCTACTATGACACGGCGCATCCAACCCCCATCGTGACTTCTGGTGATACGTTCGACGATGACTTGATCCAGTTCTTCAGCGGTGAGCACCCGCCGATCAAGTACTATCACAACAGCTTTTTCTCTGAGATCGCCGTACCGATGTACTACAGTTTCAAGGCGTGGCGAGATAAGGATTTGACTGACGCTTTGCGTTGGCTTACGCGCATGCCTGAGCCAAATGGCGATTGGCGCCTTGCATGCCAACAGTGGTATGATCGACGCCGCTATGCTGGAACTAAGGTTCAAAGTTGAACCGGGGCTCTATCAACTAGTGGAGTTGAAACTATGACGAACTACAAGCTAGTTCTGCTGACGGCAAGCATGAGCCTAGGCTTTGGCGCGCTGGTAGGCTGCGATAGTCGGTTCTGGCCTGACCCTGCTCGGGAGAAGCAGGAAAAGCAGGCCCAAGTAGTTGCCGGCCGTGACAACGAGGGTTTGAAGATACGAGTGGACGACCTCGACCATCGTGCTAGGGACGAAGCAACGGCGGTTGACAAACGCTTTAGGGAACTAGAGCGCCGCATCGAGCGATTGGAGCAGGGCTTGCCCGCAGTGCGCCAATAGTTCGAAATTGAACGAGGGCTCCAGTTATGAAGCGCTACCTTTGCTTTGCCGGATACAGCTATTACAGCGAGGGGGGCTTTCTCGATTGCTGTGGGTCAGCCTCAACCAAAATCAAAGCGGTAGAGATTTGCCTAAAGAAAGAGCAAGACTGGTGGCATGTCGTCGATACCAAAACCGGCAAGATCGTTGCAGGGGTTAGTGGAGACTATTGTGGTCAGCTGAACGATGCAACGCTGCTATCATTCGTGTAAAGAGGTAAGCACATGATAACCAGAAGAAAGCTACTGTACTGGCTCGGCCTAGCGCCGGCTGCTTCAATTCTGCCAGTCAACAAGTTCGGCTCGGCTAGCGCACTGTTCGACGGGCCAACTGAGAATATTGGCAAAACTATCCAATACGTTCAATATGTTGACCCTACTAAGTGGACTGTGCCTAAGGATTGGAGTAAGGTTTACATTGACATTGAGTGCATAGGTTACGGGGGTGGGAATGGCGGTGGTGGCGGTGACGCAGCAAGAATGACGATGCGGCAAGCGTCGGGCGAAAGCAGCCCGATTGGTACTGGCGGTGCAGGCAGAAAGTTAGCCAAGGGAGAACCCGATGTCAGCGAATGATAGGCAGGTAGGTGGTAGCCACTACAAAGGCGGTTACGAGCATTGGGATTTTGTGACCAACGTTGGTATGAGCTACTTGGGCGCGCAAGTTTGCAAGTACCTGAAGCGCTGGCGCGACAAGAACGGCCGCGAGGACGTCGAAAAGGCTGGGCACTTCCTCGACAAAATGATCGAGGTATCGCCCATTTTAATCATGCAAAAGCTGAATATACCGATAGACTACATCAACGGCGAGCTAAACAGCTACTTGCACGCTAACGGTATCAAAGGCGAAGAAGCTGCCGTCACGTCTATCCTCGCGACATGGTCTAGCAAAGGCCACTTACAAATGGCCAAATGCTATATCGAGACCTTGGTAATGAAGATACCCCAAGGGCACGCCACCATTAACCGTGGTGGAGGCGGTGGTTACGCTTCACGGCCCGACAGCGATGAGAGCGTACATGGAAATAGATCGTGAAGCATTGCTGGCGACAACCAAGGCCGCTAGCAGTGTGATGGCAGCCAATCATTCGGTCCCCATCTTCAGTAAAATTTGGCTGATGGAAAACCACGTGCTGGCGTTCAACAACACCAGCATGGTAATCCATATTCCAATCGACATGCCGGCACTGGGCGGCGTCGATGGCAAGCTGTTGGCCCAGTTGCTCGACCGCTCGGGTGAGGAAACGGTCACTATAGAAGTCATCGACGGCAACAAGGCTCGGGTGGAAATCGGTCGCAGCAAGGCAACCCTGGCAGTGATGGACCCGACCGACTACGTGCATCAGTTGGCCAAGGTACCAGCACTCAATGGCACAGTGTCTATGCCCATAGTTGAAATACCTTGCGAGCAACTGGGCGAAGAGATCGACCTGGGCGCCTTGCTCAACGTCGGCACCTTGAAGCATGAGCAGGATATAGCCTTCAGCTCGCTCACCCTCAACGGCAAGGATGGCAAGCTGACCATGTACGCCAGCGACCGTGTAAGCATCAACCGCAGTATCCTCAGCCTCGACAACATCGAAGAGCCGATAACCCGGCTGGTGCCTATGGATTTCATGCGCACCCTCAAAAAGCTGTGGGATTTGTTCGGTGAAGGCATGTTGCATATTGACCCCAAGCATGTGCTGGTCAGTGTTGAGGATGGGCCTACTTTCTATACTGCGGTTAACACGTCAGAAAAGCCAATCGACTTCAGGGCAGCAATAGGCCGGCTGTGGCCGAGCGGTAAGATTGATATCAAAACGCTCGTGCCGATACCTGACGACTTTTGGGATACCATCAAGCGCGCCAAGCTGTTCGCCAAGAGTGAACCTAACCTAGTCACCCTGATTGCTAGGCAGAATGAGCTTGAGGTTACGGCCGCGAGTGCCGAAGGCAACTTCAATGAGGTATTGGAGTTCGAGCACCCACCGCAAAAGATATCAGTCAGTTGTGATGATTTGCTTGACGCGGCCTCGCACGTTGATCGCATCTACTTATCCAGCAGCGGTGTGGCTATGTTCGGCCCGCGCAAGTTCAGCCGGTTTGTCGCCGGCAGAACAACCTACAGTTCAGGAGGCTAGCTATGCAGGAGTACGCGCTATTGGTGGCGATTGACATCAAAGTTCTGCAGGAAAGGCTCAACGCGCTCGGCGCCGCTGGGTGGGAGTTGGTTTACATCAACTCGCACTTTATCAGTTACCAGCCACTCCAACCCGGCGAGGGGCGAGCCGGTGGAGGACCAGCTGGCGGCCCAGCAGAAAATGGGTACGTGCAGTGGAATGCTGCAATGAAACGTAGCAAGGTGGGCCCAGATTGGAATAAAGCGCCACCCCAATAAGGAGCACCGAAAATGATGAGCCCCGATGATGTAGCACGCGCATGTTCCCATGCTCGTAGCCTTGTACTCGCTCGTTACCCCACAGCTCGGGCACAGCCAGGACTTGTTATGACGTGCCACGTGCTTTGGATGCTCGATCAAATAGCAGAGTTCATGGGCGCAATGCCGCCCCGCCGTGAGAAAGCAATGCGCTGGCTCGGGTTTGTGCAGGGCTATCTTTGGACGGCAACCTACTGCACCATTGAAGACTTGAAGAAGGCCAATCGACCTAGTGATGGAGCTGAGTGATGCCTATCAATCGACGCGGCGTGCATATCAACTGGCATGGCAAGTACCTTAATGAGGAGGAAATTGCGGCCGACATGATAGCGAAGATCAGGGCTAACCCCGAAGGCGTCAAGGTTTGGCTTGATCCTGTTAGTTGGAAAATGCCTTATGGTGATTATAAGGAGCTGCCTCCACATGCCGGCGCCTTGATAAACGTCGGTATGCAAGTTCGCAACTACTATGGGCTTTGGCATCCTGAGTGCCCGTATACCAAACCCGGCAGCGCTGATTTAGAAGTTAAAGATGGCATCATCACCGACCCAATGTTCCCCGACAACCTATCAATGCGCGTAATCGAGCGAGTGCGTAAGGTATTCGCAGATGAGGCCAAGCACTCGAAAGAGTTACACATTGCTGACAATCATCCCCAACGATTAGGCTTTGCTTGGTGTGGTGCCCCGTTGTTAGATAACAAAATGCGAACCTTTCGCAACGTTGAGGAGGCTGCTCAAATCGGCCGTCGTGGTGGTAAAGATACTTTCATCGTTTGCACTCGTTGCCTTGAACGGGTCACGGCAGCGCTACGTCACGGGCACAACTAATGTCCTTCTTTCCTATACCTGAAAAGGTAAGCAAACAAACAGCGGCTAAAGCCGACATTAAGATGCTCCACACGTTGGAGTGTCAAGCTTGCCCCTTGTCACAGATCAAGGGTAACAAGCACCCCGACATGCCGGCAACGGGCGTCAGCAACCCGATGGTCTACGCATTGGGTGAGGCCCCCGGCAAGGATGAGGATATACGCGGCCGGCAGTTCGTAGGCAAAAGCGGCCAATTGCTCAGGGACTTGCTCATTGACATTATGGGCACCGATTACAAGAACTACTTTCGTTGGAATAACACCGTTCGCACCCGACCGATTGACAACGCCACACCGACTTGGCAGAGCATCGAGTGCTGCCGACCTAGCATCGTGAGGGATATCGAGCAAAGCAAGCCGAAGGCTATATTTGGATTTGGCAACATACCGCTGTCATGGCTCACGGGGTATTCTGGTATCTACGCCTATCGTGGCCGCCGCATGCCCGTCAAGGTAGGCACACACGTTTGCTGGTACTTCCCCATGCTGCATCCAGCGGCGATACTGCATGGCGTCAAAGGCTATGACCCCGACGACGATGACGATGGCAGTGATTACAATCAATCTGATCGCGAGTTCATCAATGAGGATCATCGCATACTCAAGTTCGATCTCATTAAAGCCCTGGCACTGCTCGACAAGCTCGGGCCACCTATGATCCATTCAGCCGACGATGCCTTGAGCGGCATTGATGTAATGGATAAGTGCGACGATCAGGCCCTCGATATTATTGAAGAACAGTTGAAGCTGTACGGTTCGAAGGTAGTAATCGGCATCGACTACGAGACCGACGCACTGCGACCGTACAATCCCGACCGGCGAATACTGACCGCCGCCGTCAGCGATGGGCTCGGCGCGATCACCATTCCATTCGATCACCCTGAAGCGAGCTGGACCCCCAAGCAACGCGAACGCCTCGACCGTATTTGGATTAACTTTCTCACCACGGCTACGGCCATCAAAGCGGTACACAACCTGCAATTCGAGCTGGAGTGGACTGGCCATCGGTTCGCCGGCGACTTGCTCAAAGCCGGTAGGTGGGAATGTACGATGGTTCAAGCGTCGATCATCGACCATCGCTATAAGGGCACCAAGCCAAGCCCGTTGTCGCTAGAGTTTCTGGTGCTGCAACACTTCGGCTTCAACCTGAAGAAGCTCGCAGCCGTCGAGCGTCACAACCTGATAAACACGCCGCTGCCTCACGTGCTCCAGTACAATGGGCTAGATGCCAAGTACCATGCGTTGCTGTTCAAGCGTCAGCACGCAATCATAAGGAACGAGAACCTACTCGTTGCCTACAAGCTCGCCAGCCGCCGCGTGCCCACGCTGGTTATGAGCCAGCTCAAAGGCATTCCTGTATCACAAAAGCAAGTCGAGGTGCTGCACGCCAAGTACGCAGATCGCATTGAAACAACCTCGAAGCAGATTGCCGTCAATCGTACCGTCAAGCGGTTCAAGCGAGACTATAAATTCGACTTCGACCCCGGCAAGCATTGCGTGAAGCTGTTTCACGACATGCTGCAACGTAAGGAGTGCGAGGTATTCGACAAGAAGAAACGTGATGCCAAAACTTGGTGGGTAGGTGATAAGAAAGTTAACAAGATAAGCTGCGATGAAGATGTGCTCAAGCAAATTGGCGGCGAGTTGCCAGAGCTAATCATTCGCTTGCGTAAGGCACAAAAGCGTATGGGCACTTACATTCTACCCATGCGCACGGGCAGTGAAATACTTTGGCCCGGCAGCTATCTCCATCCAGTTTATAATCACACTTTCACCGATACTGGCCGGCTGAGCGCTGAAGAGCCCAACGTTCAGAACTACCCCAAGCGTGATGGCGAGGCCAAAGAGGTTCGCAAGGGCATCGTCGCTCGCAAGGGGCGCATGATTGTCGCCATCGACTACGGGCAAATAGAAGCCCGCGTCATCGCCATGTACACGAAGGATAAAACCTTCGTCAAAGCATTGTGGGAAGACTACGACGTTCATATGGAGTGGGCCGAGCGCGTAGCCTATGCGGTGCCGGGGCTAGTCGGCGGCAAGCAGTACCTTAAAGACAAACCCACGATGAAAAAGTTTCGCACGGGCATCAAAAACGAATGGACATTCCCACTGTTTTTCGGCGCCACGCTTGAGTCCGTTTGCAACTACCTCACTGAAGGTAATGACCACGACTGCAAGGTAGAACCCGGCCAACTCAAAAAGGTTCACAGCGATTTCTGGAAGCAGTTCGGCGGCGTCAAGGTTTGGCAAGAAACCCTGCGCGATTTTTATGAGGAGCATGGGTATGTAGAAACCTTCACTGGCCGGCGCCGTCACGGGCCTATGAGCTTCAACAAGCTAATCAATGCGCCCGTGCAGGGTTTCACTGCCGAGCTTGTGATGGACGGTATGTGCAGGTTAAGCGAAACAAACGACCCGCTGCTGCACCCTGAAATTCAAATCCACGATGACTTGACGTGGGTGAGCGTGCCCGAAAACAGGGTAGATGAACTGGCCGACAAGGCGTTGGATGTGTTGCTCAACCCGCCCGCGCCGTTTATCGAGCATGTCAACGTGCCAATCACAATGGAGCTTAGCGTAGGCAAGAACTGGCTGGAAATGACCGACATAGGTGTGTTCAAGTCGAACGAGTGGAAGAGGTGACACCGTGGCAAGTAAAATCAGAAGGTTCGAGGCTAGTGTTAAACCAGGAGTTGCAGCGAATGAATTCCATCTAGACAAGTGTGAGGATCAAGTACTCAAGCTGTTCGATGAGTGGCGGCAGGAAATAGCAACTCGCACCTATCACATTTTTGGCGTGCAGTGGCGCCGCGTGCGCGGCCCGTCACGCGATGCTGCTGATGGTAGCTGGTACGTTGAGCTGGAAGTTCTATACGAGTTTGTTTATAGCCATTTGGGAGCGTGACATGACAGCCCTAATAACCAAGTACAGACCCCGCAGGTTTGCCGACGTGATTGGGCACGCTAGCGCCGTGCGAGCGTTGCAGCGCGCGTTGGAAAAGGGCACCAGCAAAACGTTTCTACTGACTGGGCCGACTGGCGTAGGCAAAACCACGCTTGCCCGCATCGCTGCAACTGTCGCCGGCTGCAAGTCAGATATCATGGAGGTCGATGCTGCCACGCGCACCGGCATTGACGACATGCGCGAAATTGCTGAAGGCATGAACTACGCGCCTCTATCTGGCGATGCCAAGGCGATCATCATAGATGAAGCCCACGCCCTGAGCAAAGCGGCCGTGCAGTCATTGCTCAAAACGTTCGAGGAGCCTCCAAGCTGGGGCTATTGGTTCATGTGTACGACCGAGCCAACCAAGATCCCTGCCAACCTACGCAGTCGATGCCTACATCTCACCTTGAAGCCGGTTGATATTGAGGATATCAAAGGCTTGCTCGATGACATAAACTCAAAAGAGAAGCTGAAGGTCAAGGGCGATATAGTGGCGTTGTGCGCTGAGGAGGCTCAAGGCTCACCCCGGCAAGCCATCACCAACCTAGCCTTGTGCGCTGATGTCAAGAACCTCACCGAAGCTGCCGAGCTACTGCAATCGGCCGCTGAGTTACCCCAAGCAATCGACCTTGCACGCTTTCTATTTGCTGGTGGCTCGTGGCGTGACTGCCAAGCCAAGCTGCGTGCGATGAAGGATCAGAACGCCGAAAGCGTGCGCCAAGTTGTGCGGGCCTATATGACCACGATTGCGCTATCCATTCCAGGTGGTAACAAGCTGGCCCAAGCTCTAGCCGTGCTCGAAGCCTTCGATACCCCTTGCAACTCGCAGGACGGCATATCACCTATCGTGCTGCGTTGCGCTAGTTTGCTGGTCAAAAGATAAACGTATGTAGTTAGTGACCGAACCCCCAAACCCTGCCAGAAAGCACCCCCATGCAACAGCGCCCCGACAAGACCCCGAGCAAGAACCCCCAAGCGGCCGACTACCGCGAATTGCTGGTGATCGACCGCGATGACTTGGAAGGCTGCCTCACCGACCACTCTGACAACTTTTTCTACATCGCCGACGCCCACGTGCAGGCAGTCGCCAAGCGCGATGCCCTCAAGCTCGAGATCGAAGAGCTGCACGCTGCCCTCGATAGGGACATTCGTGAACAGGCCGCCAAGAACGAGGAGAAAACAACCGAGGCTGGCATTCAGCAAAAGATCAAAGACGACCCCGACATGCGCGACCTGAAGCAGCAGTTATTGAATGCCAGTCAGAAGACCGACGAGTGGGGCGCATTGAAGGAAGCGTTTTATCAGCGCGGCTACATGCTGCGTGAGCTTGTGGCGATAACGCTCAAGAAACTTTCAATGGAAGGAGAGATCAGCTCGACCGAACGTGCGACCAACGAATTGCGAGCGAGGCAGGGCGACCGCGCCATCGAGCGGGTGAGAACTGCCCGCGAAACGATGCCCATGAAGCGACTTGGCAAAAAGAGCAAGTAGCAGGTAGGTGGAGGTGGAAAACATTGCATGGATAGTTGCTATCGTTCTTGTTGCGGTAGTAGTCTTACCGATAGCTAACTATGTAAACGTCAGGCTCATAAGCCTAGCGTACTACCGCAGCAGATTAGAGTATGTCAGAAACGTTCGTCAACTTGGAGTGGATGATGAAAGCGAGTACCCAGTCAAAGACCAAGACCAACGGCGGTCGTCGGCATTTCACGTATCGCGGTGAAGACCGCACCGCCGAGGACGTCAGCCGCGCCAGCAAAACCAGCGGCGGCACTTTCGACCAGTATTTGACCCAAGGTGTGAACTTCTTCAAGCCCCGCGAAGGCGAGAACAACATTCGCATCATGCCCCTCAGCTGGGAGGACACCAAAAAGTGGGGCAAGGACTGGGCGATACTGATCTACGTGCATCACAGCATCGGCGCCGATAACTCGGCCTACCTTTGCCTCGAGAAAATGAAGGGCGAGGCTTGCCCCATTTGCGAGGCACGGGCCGACGCCGAGACCGAGGACGAGCAGCGCGCACTGAGGCCCAACAAGCGGGCGCTGGTGTGGCTGATCGACCGCGACAACGAGAAGGCAGGGCCGCATGTGTGGTCTATGCCGCTTCAGCTTTACCGTGACCTGCAAACGCGCAGCATCGACAAGAAGACCGGCACGGTGATACTGATCGACCATCCTGACGAGGGCTACGACATTAGCTTCGTCAAGGAGGGCACTGGCCTGCATACCAAGTACACGGCCGTCGAGGTTGCTCGGGATGGCTCAGCGCTCAGCGAGAACGAGAAAAAGCAAACCCGCTGGCTCGACCTGATCGCCGAGCAGCCGTTGCCCGAAATCCTCAACTACTACGACGCCGACTACATCACCAAGGTTCTCGAAGGCAAGTCGTCGAAGCGCGATGACGACGAGGACGAGGACGATGATGACAAGCCGGCCCGTAAGCGCGTCAAGTCGGAGAACCGGCGCAACAAGGGCAAGGCCGATGACGACGAGGACGCTGACGAGGCCGAGGAGACTGAGGACGAAGACGAGGATGAGGCTGACGAAAAGGCCATTCGTCGCAACAAGCGAAGCGTCGCCCGTGACGAGGATGAGGATGACGAAGCCGAGGAGGAGTCCAGCGACGACGATAGCAGTGATGAGGACGAGGACGAAGAGGACGTCAAGCCTGCCCGCCGCCGCGCCTCGAAGGTAGTCGATGACGATGACGAGGAAGAGGAGGCTGACGAAGACGGTGACGATGACGACGACGACGATGACGAGCCCAAGGCCAAAAAGGGCAAGGGTAAGTCGTCAAAGCGCGCGGCCGCCGACGACGATGATGAGGAAGAGGAGGCTGACGAAGACGAGGACGACGAGGACGAGGACGAAAAGCCGAAGGGCAAGGCTGGCACCGCCAGTGCCCGTGCTCGTGCTAAGCTCGAAGCGATGAAGAAAAAGCGCGGCAAGAAGTAAAGGGTTTCCTGGCCTCTCGTGCAGTGTAGGTCAGGAGGCGGGTGGCGTAAGGCTTAGCTCCATTAGCCGTGCGTCACCCGCCATTTTAACGTCAGAAGGTAGGAAAATGCGTAAGCGCCTGAGTGAGAAAACTAACGGGGCTGACAATGACTACTTCAAGCCGCCCACCAACATCGAGTTCATCAGAAGCGGTTGCGTGCTCTTCGACTGCATGCTCGGCGGGGGCTGGCCCCTCGGCAGAATGTCGAACCTCGTTGGCGACAAGTCAACTGGAAAAACCCTTTGCGCCATTGAGGCTGCTGCAAACTTCGCCCGACAATATCCTAACGGTCATATCTGGTATCGAGAGGCAGAAGCAGCATTTGATGAAAGCTATGCTGGTGCCCTCGGCCTACCTGTTGACCGGGTTGACTTTGGACCAGAGGGCCTCGATAGTGCTTGGGAAACTGTGGAAGATATATTCGAAGACCTTACTGACTGCTGCGAGCGAGCCATTGAAAGTAAAGAACCAGGGCTCTACATAATCGACAGCCTCGATGCCTTATCAAGCCGCGCCGAGTTGGCGCGTAAGATTGATGAAGGCAGCTACGGCATGGAAAAGCAAAAGCAGCTTGGCCAGTTGTTTCGCCGGCTGACCCGCAAGCTGAAGGAAGCCCGCATCGCCCTGCTGATTATTTCGCAGGTGCGTGACAAGATCGGCATATCATTCGGTGACAAGCACCGGCGTTCTGGTGGCCGCGCGATGGACTTTTACGCATCGCTCGTTGTGTACCTGAGCCATCTTAAGCAACTCAGTCGCACCATTGGCGGCATCAAACGGCCGACAGCCATTCACGTCAGGGCCAAATGCCAAAAGAATAAGATCGCCATGCCGTTCAGAGAGTGCGAGTTCACCTTGCGCTTTGGGTACGGCATTGACGAAATGGATGCCTGCGTGACCTTTCTCGAAATGGCCAAGGCGACCAAGCTCGTGCCTGAGCTGGATAAGAACTTCATGGCGCGGGTTGATAAGCTGAACGATGCCGACTATAAAAAGCAATTGATCGTGCTGCGCAAAGCCACGCGCAAAGCATGGCGAGCCATCGAGGTAGACTTCGCCCCAACCCGAAGAAAGTACGTGTGATGCCGCTTATTGAGGTTAAGGAACTATGCCATCACTGTGGTAAGTATCACTTCCCTAGTGAGGGTTGCTTTGGGCACAACTGGCTTGTGCCACCTACAGTGCAGAAAATACCCGTTGGTGACTACAGCAAAAGTGTGTGGATACAATCGCAAGCTGGAACACCGTGGCAATATATAAGCGAGGTACGGGCAGGCGGAGTTACAACTTGGTTTCGGGATGGCATTCGCGTCGAGCCGTTCGACTTCGATCTCGAGGCTAAGCAGGCATTGCACACTGCCGAGTACCATCTGCGCTCGGGTACCTTCACGGTTTATGATGGCCCCGCCACGCACGTTAGGGTAGAAGCAGGAGGCAGCAGTGGCGACCAGCAGTCCTGATAGTGTCCGAGCAGCGCTAGCTATACAAGAAGCGTTTGCAGATTACAAAGTCGCCATGCAAATCGACTGGCCGGCGACGTTTCCATCACTACGGCTTGGCCCGCACCGTGACCCACGCGAGCTTGCCGAGCAAATTCGTAAGGATGTGGATAAGCTGAAGTCGTGCAGTGCAGCAGCCCGCTTCGCAATACGAGAGGAACGTTGCGCGCGAGCGGGCATCACCGTTCACGGCGTACCATGCTTTGACGTTAATCGTACTGAGTAGCTAAAGGAAGGTTCTTATGGCTATAGGTGGAAAATTTAAGATAGACGTTAGTCGCGGTGGCTATCCTGTATGGTGTACGTTATTCTATGAGGGTAAGGAGATAGCTCGGCTACATCACAGTGACCTGCGAGATCTACGATATGCTGCTAAACAAGCTATGCGCGAAGCGCGTCAGCAATTACGCAAGGGCTCGCCAAGCGAACCTGAGAAGTACCTCAACGAAGTGTAACCCAAGGGCTAAAGGAGGAAGTACATGAAACCGGCAAAGATAGGCGGCTTTACCAACGTCATGAAGAGACCCGCTAACTGGCGGCATACAAATGTACCTATAGAAGACCTTTATGTTCGCGCCGTGCGTAGTGGCGACGGCGTACCTACCGTGACCAGCGCGTGGCTGCCAAGCAAGGAAGAACTCGAGCAATTGAACAATGGTTGCCCGGTGCTGGTTTCCATCATCACAACCCAGCCACTGCATCCAATGGCAATTCATGTCGGCTCAGTTGTCGATGTGCTGCCAACGAACATTGCTCCTGGCTTGCCGGGTGGCGTGAAGCTGCCCAAAAATACGGAGCACTGACATGCGCGCAGGTGGAGGGAAGGCCAAGGGGGCAAGCTTCGAGCGGGAAATATGCCGCTTGCTGTCGCTTTGGGTATCACACGGCAAGCAGGAAGATTTGTATTGGCGGTCGGCAATGAGCGGCGGGCGCGCTACTGTCGGCAAGCGGCGAGGGGTTGACCTCGTTGCGCAGGCTGGGGATATCAGCAGCGTACACAAAGCTGGCCACGTGCTCACCACTGAGTTCTACTTCGAAACCAAACACGTGAAGGAATTGCACTTAGACAATTTCATGGTGAAGGGTACCGGCCAGCTCGCCACGTTTTGGGAAACCGCAGCTCAGGAAGCTGCCAGTTACCATAAGGCGCCGGTTATCATCGCTCGGCAAAACCGCTTCCCCACCTTGTGGATCAGTGAGGATGGCATCGTTGACGTGCTGCATGGTGCGACAATCAAACGACGCTGGCCGAAAGGCAAGCTCGCGATGATCCGCGTAGCGGGTACAGCCCTAGCTATATGGAACTTCGATTTGCTGCTCGCCACGCCGTTCAAGTATAGCGGCTTAAACTAGAGCCCCGTATGTTATGATTAGCCCGCATGATGCTGCCTCCCCCGTCGGCTCATGCGTGGCAGGCGCGGCCCGACCCTTACCCCCAAGGAAGTCGGGTCGCGCCACTTTTACCTGCAACCTGAGTAGCTACAACCCGCCCCGGCGCCGTACCTAACCCCATGCCGTGCGAGCCTCGCCAATGCCACCCAGTAGCGCCGCCTGCGTGCATGAGCGACCCGCCCGCTAGGGTAGTGACCCCCCGACAAGTCGGCGCCTAGCGATGCAAATAGCTTGGTGCCTATGCAACCTAACTGAACGGAGTTCACTGTGCCACGAAGCGCTGCATATCGTAGGTGTCAAGATTTACTGCCCGAGCTGAGTAAAGAGGAGTTGAAGGAGATACTACAGTGGGCTAATGGACTTGCCGGCATGGGCCGCATGGCCGAAGCAATCGCCCCCACCCCTAAAGGGAATATGATTACTGAGGATGACTGGCTGGCCTACGCTATCGGCAGAGCCATGATTAGCCGAGGGCAGTTCACAACCAAGAACGTGAACATGCGGCTTGCCCTCGCTGCTAGGATTACCCCGGCTTATAAGGAGGCCAGCCTTCAACAGCGCACGACGTTGCTAGCTCAGGTAAGTAAGCATGAGCCGCTGTTAGAATACGAGCTTCAGTACTTAGGGGATGTTGTCATCAATGCCCTCATAAACAACCTTGCGTGGATGGATGGTCTCGATGCCGAAACACTGATGCGCAATATCGACCGCATACCCAAAGCCTTGGATGCTGAGTTCCCAGGCTATGCCGCTAACAACCTGCTTCGTTTGCTATTGCCACATCGTAATAGGGGATAAGTAATGGCAGAGAATGAAAAGCTCGATGCTAACATTCAAAAGAACCTACTGGCGTTGCTGTGCTACGACGACAAGCGGGGTACAGAAGTTGCGAGCATGCTGGAGGCCGATCAGTTCGATGGCTTGACGCGCACAATTGCCACGGCAGTCTACAAGTACCGATCGCAGTACAGAGGCAAGCCTCCCGGCCGGCGCTACATGCCGACGTTGATTGAGCAGTTGCCAATTCAGGATGAGCAGTTGAAAGCCGCTCGCATGCTCAACCTCGAGATGAGCAAGCTGGTCAAGGCTATAAATTCTGATTATGTGATTGGGCAGGCGAGTGGGTTTGCTGTCAGGCAGAAATTCAAGCTCGAGACTGAGGCTCTGGCTACGGTACTCACCAAACCGCCTTACGATATGGACAAGGCTCGTGCGCTAGTTCATTCGATGGCGACTTACCAACCTAGAGTAGTCGATGCTGGTATCAGGCTAAACGACGCACGCCAATCGCTGGCTTTCCTTACCGCACCGGATGATGGCTATAAGCTACTTATCGGACCTTTTGACAATACCAAGTTGCGGCTTGCGCCCAAAACCTTGCTACTCTATTTGGCTTTCAAGAACTCAGGTAAGTCGTGGTTCTGTACGCATGTTGGCCGCTCGTGCGCGATGCAAGGCGCAAACGTGCTGCACGTCAGCCTCGAGATGTCGCAACAGCAAGTCGCCGGTCGGTACGTGCAAAACTTCTTTGGCGTGTCGAAGTACAGCTCGAAGTATCTGAAGGTTTCGTTTACGACTGAAAAAGGTGCAGCGACGGGTTGGAACCAAAAACTGGTCACACCTAAGCTGACAGTGGATAAGCGGGGCATCTACCAAATACTGAAAAACAAGCTGGCACAGTTCGACCGGTTGACAGAACGTATTATCATAAAGGAATTTCCTACTGGCAGCATGACGCTTCACATGCTCGAAAGCTACCTCGACTTTATGGATAGGCATTTCAACTTCCAGCCTAATGTCATCATTGTCGACTACCCAGATTTGATGAAACTGAGTACGAGGGATTATCGCATCGACATAGGCGAAAACGTCAAGGCGTTGCGTGGCTTGGCCAACACCCGTAATGCGGCCCTGGTCTGCCCAAGCCAAATCAATCGAAGCGGAGCTACCAAAAAGCAGGTGCGCAGTATTCACACGGCTGAGGATATCAGCAAGGTGAACACGGCCGACAATGTGATTACCTACTCGCAAACTGGCACAGAGCGGCAGTACCATTTGGCTCGCCTATTGCTAGAACATGCGCGCGATACCGAAGCCGGTATAGAGGCCGCTATAACTCAGAACTATGCGATTGGCCAGTATGTTACTGATGCCCGATTGATGCTCAACAGCTATCGCGCTCGCATTGAGGGAGATGACGAGGCAAGTGGCGACGATGCAAAGTCTGACGACAAGCCAGAAGGTTTGGTATGATCCTTCAAAGCACCATTCGCAAGTTTCTTAACCGGCAGCGTGACGATCATCGCTGGCTCAAGAAGCTTAGCAAAAGCGACGTGGATGAATTGCTGAACTCGCTTGAGCCGCGCCCCAAGCTGTGGCCGAAGCTCATGCTGCACCAAAAGGTCGCTTTCTACCTAGGCGTTGCCTACCAAAGTTTCTCATTCTGGCTCGACATGGGCTCGGGCAAAACCCTTGTTGCCTTGGAGCTCATGAAATACTGGTACCAGTGCGGCATCGTGAAGCGCTGCATCGTGTTTGTGATAACCGACAAGGCATTTCCCACATGGGAAAAGCAAATCGAAAAGTACAAGATCGGCCTGCCGGTCATCGCCCTCGAAGAATCCAGCGTGAACAAGTGGGAGCAGCTCTACAACTTCAAGCACGGTTTCGTTCTTGTCACCTACGCCGGCGCCGTGGCTATGTGCAGCGAAACGGTATCGGGCAAGGGTAAGAAAAAGCGTGGGTGGAAACTCAATAAGAACCTGATGAATAGGCTCAGCGACGGCGCTGACATGCTGGTGATGGATGAAAGCACCAGGGCCGGCAACATTCAATCGCTGAGCCATAAGCTCTGCGCCTACCTGTCGAAACGCATGAACTATCGCTATGCCCTAGCAGGCCGGCCGTTCGGGCGCGACCCTACATTGCTGTGGACACAGCAGCGTTTGATTGACCAGGGCGGCAGCCTTGGCGAAACGAAGGCGTTGTTTCAGGAAGCCTTTTTTGCTAAAGAGCGCAACCCATTTGCTCGCTCGCAGTACGCCTTCAACTACACGTTTAGAAAAGAGATGATGCCCAAGCTGACGGAGCTCATGCAGCACCGCAGCATCACGTATGAAGAGCGCGAGTTTCAGGATGTCGCCAAGGTTATTCCCATTATCGAGCCGGTGTACCTGAGCCGCACGGCTAGAAAATACTACGACTATGGTGTAAAGGAACTCGCCAAGGCTAGAGGTAACTTTGTCGAGACTAAAAACCTGTTTCTGAAGCTGCGCCAAATCACATCGGGGTTTGTCGGCGTCAAGAATGATGAAACCGGCGAGAAGGCATCGTTGAAGTTCGACGACAACCCCAAGCTAGATAAGCTGAGCGAACTCATTGCAGAGCTGCCCCTCGACCGTAAGGCCGTGGTATTCTATGACTACACGTGGTCGGCCAACCAAATCATCGCGCACTTGTCCTTTCTGCAGGGCATTCAATATATCTGGCTTTGGTCAGGTACTAAAAACTCGCGTGCCGAGTTGCAGCGATTTGCCGATGATCCCAAATGCCGCGTTGCAATCATCAACAACAAGGTTGGAGCTTACTCGCTCGATGGCTTGCAGGATGTGGCCAACTACATATTCTTCTATGAAAGCCCGGTGTCGGTCATCGACCGTGAGCAAGCTGAGAAACGCCTCAACCGTAAAGGCCAGAAACGAAAGGTGTGGATATATGACTTGGCAGTAACTAACAGTGTGGATGAACGCATACTTGCTTTCCATAAGGAAGGTAAGGACCTGATGGCGATGGTTCGCAAAAACCCCGAAAGCTTGTTGGAGTAACCCCATGCCAAAAGCCAGATACCCCGGTGACTTAGGTAAAGACGATGATAACGACGGTGCCTCGTTCCATCATACGACGCATCATGAGGATGAAGCGGTTATAGCGCATACGAGGATAACTAGGGTCGGCCAAGTCGAGGTTGTGAAGATTGCCCGCATATATAAGACCAAAGCCGAGCCCATGACTACTGAGGAGGTATTGCATCACCTCGGTTCTGACAGCCTGCTAAACCAAGTGCGGCGCAAGATCAGCAGCCATACTGGCAAGGTGGAGCAAGCTATGCAGCAGGTTAAGTCCCTTAGCCCAGTCGCGCTTCGCAGGATGGAGTTCGAGGCGGCGATTGAAATCGCGGCTACGCTCGGCATTGACCTAACGCCTGGAGCTCAGCCGCCGACTGGTGTGCGTGGAGCTATTGGTCCGAAAGGTCCTACTGGCGCACCAAAAGGCCCAACTGGTCCCAGCCTTAGAGAAGCTAGTAAAGGTAAGAAATGACCGCGATAGTCACTGCTGACTTGCACTTGAGCAGCAACCCCCGCGACAGCTATCGGCACCACTTTGTCAGGAACATCTTGCTCGGCATCGTGACGCGCAAGCGACCGACCACGCTAATCATTCTGGGCGACCTGACTGATCAAAAGGACTATCACAGCTCAGAACTTGTTAACACGATCGTCGAGTATCTGTACGCCTTTTCGCTAGAATGTCCCGTAATCGTCATGCGGGGCAATCATGATTGCATCAACCCCGACATGCCATTCTTCGGCTTTGTCAAGCATATCCCCAACATCACTTGGATTACCCAACCCAAAGTGATGACCATCGCCGGGCTTGGTGTGTGCTGCTTTCTACCTCACACGCGCAACTACAAACGGGACTGGGCAGAACTATCGTTCGCCCCGTACAAGCGTGACCCCAATACAGGCTTCATCTTTGCCCACAATACCTTCGACGGCGCTGACGCTGGCCACGGTCGAACGCTGCGAGGCATACCAACGTCGGTGTTCCCCAAACAGGCTACAGTCATCAGCGGCGATATCCACATACCGCAAACTCTCAATCAGGTGACTTATGTAGGTGCTCCCTATACCGTCACGTTCGGCGATAGCTACAAACCCCGCGTGCTGCAGATTGGACTAACACCCGAGCGGCCCTATACGGTTTCAGGCCGTAAGGAAGCCTCACGTGAAATCCAAATGCAGTCGATACCATGCGAGGGGGCGCAAAAGCGCGTCGTCGATATTAAGAACCCTCACAAGGGCTTGGCTATTGCTCTTAACAAGGGCGACATGGTAAAAGCTCGTGTTCACTTGGCGGCCGAAGACTATGCTCGATGGAATGAAATACAGGCGCAAGTGCGCAAGGCAATCGAGCAGCAGGGCGCCATCGCCAGCATCATCCAGCCCATAAAGGTAAGCCAGACTATCAAGCTGCAACGCAAGCGCACGGCTGGGCTTCAGAATGATCTCGAGCTACTTGAAACCTACGCGAAGCGGCGAGGCGTGACAACTGACACGCTGAAAACTGGTAAATGGATCATGGAGCAAGTGTGATGCACTGGATATTTCTGTCGGTACTAGCTGTATGCGTAGCCATCCTCGCTATGGTGTCAGATACTGACGACTTGAAGCAACGAGTTTGCCTGTTGGAAGGCCGAGAAGTAACTAGAACCTACGTGCTTGGGTTCATATTAAACTATGGCTGCATTGACAAGCCAAAGGAAACGAAGTGAAGATCGAGTTTCGCCAGCTAGCAATCGAGCACTTCGGCAGCTTTGCTGAGAAGCAACTGCTCCGCCTCACGCCATTGAGCGTCGGGGTGCATTTCGTGCGCGGCGCCAACGAGGTGGAAAAGCTTGGCCCCAACGGGGCTGGCAAATCGAAGATGGTCAACGCCCTGGCGTGGTGCCTGTACGGCAAGACTACCGATAACCTCAAAGCTTCTGACGTCAAACCGTGGTCTGGTAAAGGCAAACCCCGCGTCAGCCTGATTGCCAACTTCGATGGCAAGAAGCGCAAGGTGACGCGCACCACCCCTAACTTTCTCGAGCTTGATGGCAAAGAGGTGAGCCAGGACGAGATAGATAACTTGATGCACATGAACTACGGGGTGTTCAAGCAGGCGATGCTGTTCGGCCAATCAGAGCCGCTGTTCTTTGACTTGCCTAATAAAGATAAGCTGGCACTGCTGAGTGAAGTGCTTGAGCTGGATAAGTGGGAGGTTCGCTCACAAAAGGCGAGCGAGCGCACCCGCGAGCTAGAAACTCGAGAGACTACCCTTCGCACTGAACTCAGCTCGCTAGAAACAAGTATTACCAGAGTAAAGGATTTGATTGCCAGCACGATTGCCGCTCGCGACAAGTGGGAAACTGAGCTGGCCACCAAGTTGAAGAATGCTGATAAAGATAAGCGAACGCTTACCGAACAACTCGCAGCAGTCGAGAAGAAACTCAAAACGGCTACTCGCATCGGCGTGCATGCTGCGACCAAGCTAGGTGAGGTGCAGGCTGATCTCAAAATAGCCGAGGAGTACCTGAACAAGCACAATCAGCAACTATCTGTACTCAATGAGCGCAACCGGCAGCTTACGAGCCAGCGCGCGGTAGTTGCGAAGGACCTCGAAGAATTAGATAAGGCTCGTCGCTGCCCGACATGCAATCAGCCTATAACTCGTGTCAACGTGCGCACGCATCGCCAGCATTTGCTGGATAGGCTGAAGCAGCTCGATAAGCAAATCAAAGAGAGCACGCCGGCTGATATTCCTGAAACCCAAAAGCTGACGGTCAAGTATAAGAACGACGTAATCATGAACCGGGCGCATGCGGTCACGTACCAAACTGAGATGGATGGTCGTGCTCGTGAGGTAACAGCCCTGAATGTCACGCGATCGGAATATCGGGCAAGGCTCGATGTGATCGACAAGCTGATGCAAGAGCGTGAAGCTGAAGCCAACCCACACACGGCCCAGCTCAAAAAGCTCAAGACCCAGCTTACAGAAATGAAGGCCGAAAGCCTCGTAGCCGGCAAAGCGGCCGACAAAGCTTCGAGACAGGCCGCGCGCAGCAAGTACTGGATCAAAGGGTTCAAGGACGTTCGGCTGTTTGTAATAGAAGACGTACTGCAGGAACTCGAGTTAACGACCAATGCATTGCTGGAAGACATGGGCTTGCTCGGCTGGCAAGTCAACTATGCGGTAGAGCGGGAAACCAAGTCGGGCAGCATTCAAACCGGCATGACGATCAGCATTCTATCACCACGCAATAAAAAGCCGGTCAAGTGGGAGTCCTGGTCAGGGGGTGAGGGCCAACGCCTACGATTGGCTGGCGCTTTGGCGCTGTCTGAGGTATTATTGGGGTATGCCAATATCGAGGTCAATCTCGAGATATTGGATGAACCTACCAAGCACTTATCGGACGAAGGGGTAGTCGACTTGTGCGAGATGCTGACAGCGCGCAGTGAGCAGCTGGGCCGGAAAATCCTGTACATTGATCACATGGCTCAAGAGAGCAGTCAGTTCGCTTCGACTATCGTAGTTCGCAAGACCAAGGCCGGTTCATTGATTGAACAGAGCTAACGTATGTTGTAAGCGGGGCTGATGCACGACGATGACAAAAACTTCTGGTTGATGCTGTTCCTGCTGTTTAGCCTAGTCGCTATATCAGCACTGGTAGCCGGCTATTTGATGGAGGAAGCGTTCGGTGACGATCTGGGTCGACGATATGTACAAGTACCCGATGGGCCAATTCAAGGCCAGAGGTGGGCGCGTTTACAAGATGTCGCATCTCATCGCCACCGACCTAAAAGAGCTGCATCGTATGGCTCGTCGCCTTGGTGTAGATAAACGTCACTTTCAAGATAAGTATAGCGGGCCTCACTATGACATTGCGATGTCTAAGCGAAAGCTCGCGGTCGAGTATGGGGCTGTGGAAGTAACCATGCGTGAGCTTGCTGCGATACTTTGGTGCCAGCGCAACGAGTTGCCATTCCGCAATCCAGGCCACGCTTACAGACGAATGATCGCAGACTACAAAAATCGCAGACTACAAAAACAGGGTGAGGGTTAGTAATGGAACGTCGTCGCTTGGGGCAACTGCCAAAGCCGTGCCCGCTCGTAACAGGTAGAACTATCTACGACAAGTCAGCCAAGCAGCTTAGGCCCGAGAACTACCAATGGTACACTTACCTCACCAAGCCGACAGACGAGAAGTTTGGTGGCGTGTTCAAGCGAGTAGGCCGCGACCCTAAACGAATACCGCAGAATGTTCTCGAGGCGTCGGGGCACAAGCCTCGCTCGGCAACGTCACGCATCAAAACCTATCTCCTTGACTTAGAGATAGAGCGCGACCCCTCGCGAGATCGTGGCTTGAAACGGTTGCGTGAGCTCTGTGTGCGCTGTGCCGTCACGACCAACGAAATCCGCCAATGTGCAATCATCAACTGCCCACTCTGGGCGCATAGGCTCGGTACCAACCCCCATAACTTTCACAAGCGTCAAGCTAGAAAGGAGTAGTGCATGCGCGTTGTAATTTACAGACCTACTAAATCAGAGCATGACGCGGCGCTCGCTGACGCTTTGCTTACCGGCTTCGAGGCCAACGGCGACAAGGTCTTCCTCAAAAAGTCAGTTGAGTTTAGTGGGATTGATGAATGGACCCAAATGATCGTGCTCATTGGGCTCAGCGACAAGTCGCTGTATACCCAGCACATCAGAGCCGGCAAGAGCGTATTGCTAATTGATGACGGCTACATCAATCCGCAGAAGTACTATCGGTTTGCCCTGGATGGGTTTCAATCGTGGTTTCTACATAGCGAGCCTATGTCGCACGACAGGCTGGCGACCATACTAAAGGAAGCAGGGCTGACCATGCTGCCCTTCACAGAGCGCCAGCAACCGCTCGGGCTGTACGTCGGCAACCCTGAAGCCTATTGCAGATGGCACGAGCTGACCGATGATAAGGACGACAAGCATTCCTTCGATAGCAATATGTGCCGGCACATCGCCGTCAGGATAATCCCGCAAGTTTGGGGCACGCCGACAGCGGCTTACCTACCAAATGCAAGCTTCAATGCCGACCATCCAAAGTTCAGGGATGGCCCCCGAGGTACCATTGTACTACCGCCTGATACGCCACTTAGCGAAGCATTGAAGGATTGCTCCATGCTGGTCGAGCACGGCGGAAACTTCGGCGTCGCCGCACTTATTGCCGGCGTACCAGTTGTAGTTACAACGGCAGAAGGGATAAGCCCGGTGTACCCCATCGCTGGGCACGGCATCGAGGCAGTGCGAGCACCACCTAAGACTACGGACGCAGAGCGCGTGCAAGTACTGGCCAACCTAGCATGGCATCAGTTCACGTTGAATGAGATTGCATCGGGCATGGCGTTGCAGCACCTAACCCCGCACACGATCAAGCATTTGGAGGGCATGGTCACTGATCCTAACAATCAATCCTACCTGATTGCTCAATACAGAATGATGCACAATGCCGGCAAGTATCGCGGCGGGCTCAATGAAGAGATCATTGCCCACATCACCACGATGGTTGACGCTCACAAGCCGCAGAGCTTGCTCGACTACGGCAGCGGCAAAGGCAGGCAGTACCTCGAGAAAAAGCAGCACGAGCTGTGGAACGGCCCCGAGCCGACGTGCTATGACCCTGCACACGCGCCATTCGCGACCAGACCCGAGGGGCAGTTCGACGGCGTGATCTGTACCGATGTGGCTGAGCATATTCCGCCTGAAGGTGTCGAGGCATTTCTCGACGACGTGTTGCAGTACGCTCGCAAGTTCGTGTTCTTTTGTATTTACACCGGGCCGGCAATCAAGTATTTACCCGACGGGCGCAACGTTCACCTCACAGTCAGAAAGCAAAAGTGGTGGAACCAGCAAATCTTCGAGGCAATCTACCGACGTGAGCCAGCAAATTTGACGCCTATAGATGTTACTGTGCTCAGTGACAAGTCGATCCGAATGAAAAGCAGCACCATCGAAATCACCACACTGTATCGAGGCGGGGAGCGAAATGAAAAAGCAGCTTAGGGCTAGAACCTTCAACTTCGAGCAAACCCCACAATCCTCCCATACGGTGCTACCGGCACCGCCAGCCGAGTTCATCCCTACCTGCAAGCTCGATGTGATAACGTCGTGCTCGGCTGAGGGCTGGACCCGCTATGGCCAAAAGTGCGTGCGCTCATTCATGGACTACTGGCCAGCCGGCATCAAGCTGCATTTGGTGAGCGAGGATAACCTTACCCAGCACATTTCGGGGTACGATCCCAATCGCATAGTATTCCATTCGTTATACAGCTACGAACTGGCCGCCAAGTTCTACGAGCGTCACAAGGATAACAAGGCATCCAAGGGCTACAAGCGGCACACGTTCTACAACTTTCGTGAGGATGCCTATCGCTTCAGCAAGAAGGTATTCGCTATTCGCTTGGTGACGCTCAACATGATCGAGGGCCGGGTAATCTGGCTCGATGCCGATACGGTCACATCTAGCGCGATACCGTTGGAGTTGCTGTATCGCATGCCTCCCGATGATTATTGCCTCGCTTTTCTGGATCGGCCCCGCTACCATAGCGAGTGTGGCTTTGTCGGCTATAACCTCAATCATCAGGATACTAAAGACTTCATTGCCAAGTTCGCCCAGCTATACGAGCTGGATAAAGTGTTCGACTTGCGCGAGTGGCATGATAGCTGGGTATTCGATTGGCTGCGTCACAAGATGCAGATTAGGGGCTACCCAATCTCACACAACAATCTGAGCCACCCATTTGTCCATAGCGAACTAGGCAAGTATATGGACCACATGAAAGGCAATCGCAAGAACCTAGGTATGTCGGTTGAGCATCCAAAATACAAACGCAAGAAGGGTTAAGCATGCTTCGCACCTGTATGGATTGTGAAGGCCCGCTGCATGCCGCCTTTAGCTTTGTGCTAGCTAGGGATGTTAATGCTTACCTCAATGGCGAGCCTGTAGCAGTAATTCGCGAGAGATGCGATTGGTGTGCTGCTTGGGCAGCTAGCTATGGAGGATGTGATAACGGCCTTCCCTTCATGTGGGGGCTCGACGCCATGCAAGCGATAGCCGCTCGACGTAGGCAGCTCTGTGAACGACAAATGCAGCGCGCAGGTAAATAGGAGTTGAATGTGAAACAGCATCGGGGCATTTGGTTGCCAGATAACGATACGCACTTTGCCGAACACTTGGATGCGGGACCTGAGTACCAGGGTGCCGGCACCTATCAGTTTAAGAAGATTGAAATGGCGCTGGCTAGGGTTGAGCAATGGCGAGGTGCGGTTGACGTAGGCGCGCACGTTGGCCTATGGTCGCGCGTACTAGCCGACAAATTCGAAACCCTCTGGGCCTTCGAGCCGGTACCCGAGCACCAAGCCTGCTTCGTTAAGAACCTTACCGAGTACAAAGCAGGCAAGAACCCACGCATCGTGTTGCATCCCGTTGCACTTGGTAGCGCTGCCGGCCACACGTTCATCGACCCTGTTCCTAATAACAGCGGCAATGCTTGCGTTACCGATCATCACCTAAAGGGAATTAAAGTTCAATTACGAACTTTGGACAGCTTCAGGCTGTTCGAAAAGCACGTCGACTTTATCAAGATAGACGTCGAGGGCTACGAGCTTGAAGTTATCAAAGGCGGCGAGGAAACGATCAGGAAGTGCCGGCCAGTGATGGTGATCGAGCAAAAGCCGGGACATGCTCAGCGTTACGGGTTTGGGGAGCGTGCCGCCGTCAATGTTGTGCTGGCTTGGGGTGCTGAGCTGCTATGGCATCGCGCCGGCGACTACTGTCTGGGTTGGAAAAACTAACGGAGAGCACTCATGGCCACGCCTAATACACCGTCGAATGAGAATACACAGCCGAATGAGACGATTGGGTCAACGCCTGCCAAGCCACGTGGCAAACCGTTCAAGAAGCTCGACCCGCCGAAGCCGGCCAACAAGTACGAGTCTGTTCCTAATTGGTTTAGCAGAAACCTCGCACTGCTGGCCTGCCTCGTGCTACTGGCGCTGGTAGTCGATCTCAAGCAACGCACCATGACCCGGTTGCATGAGGTGGAAGCCAGCCTAAGCCAACTGATTACGACCATGGACGACAATAACAAGTCGAGCCACATCACCGAGATGGTAGAGATACGCTCGGCCCGCGATCAGATTTTGAAGGCTCGGCTCGATACCCCGCCACCGGCACCGGCGCCGCAGCAAAACAACGGCGCTATCGAAGATAAGATAAAGGTGCTGAGCGTTCAGGTCGAGGACTTGCGCAAGCGTCAAATCAGAACGACGAAACGATTGAGGCAAGGCGAATGAGGTCTTTACGAGAAGTACTGAGGGCATGGCTGATGGTACCCCCAACGCCATGCCCGTACTGTACCAATCCTGATCGGCTAGTGACGCGCGCTTGCCGATATAATGCAGAACATCCACGATATGGCTCAGTTGGGGGCGACCCACCGTGCCTCTGTGATAACTGGGCGTGCTATTACCACAAGCGGTTGAACATCGGTAACTAACAAGAAGCAACAAGTGAGGGCTAGCTATGACGACGAAACCGCGCCACATCTGCCTAGGCTATGACTCTCGGGAACAAGCGGCGTACAGCGTTGCCCGCAACTCGACCGACAAGTTCAAGCCCGACAACTTCGTCCATCCAATACATCCATTGGTACTGGGCGATCTGATCAAGCAAGGGCTGTATACCCGCCCAATCGAATATCGCAAGGTAGAAAAGGGCAGTGGTGTTCAACTGTACGATCCTATTTCTGAAGCCCCGATGTCGACCGAGTTCGCCATCAGCCGGTTTTTGACTATGGAAGTAGCTCGCAGACATCACATTAAGAAGTGGCTGGACGATGGTAATCTTGGCTGGGCCTTGTTCATGGATTGCGACGTGATGGTGCGTCACCCGCTCGGACAGCTTTTCAGAACTGTCGAGCTGCACCCTGACAAAGCCTTGTTCTGTGTGCATCACAAGCACGAGCCGCCAGTCGGACTGAAGATGGATGCTCAGGCTCAGGTGCGCTACGCTCGCAAGAACTGGTCGAGCGTCATGCTGTTCAACCTCGATCATCCTGCCAATTGGACCTTGACGGTCGAGCTTATCAACAAGGTACCAGGACGAGATTTGCACAGGTTTTGCTGGCTCGATGACAAGTACATTGGCGAGTTGGATGTTAAGTGGAATTGGCTAGTTGGCCATTCTGACCCAACCATTAATCCTTCAATAGTCCACTTTACCGAGGGTGGCCCGTGGTTTGCCGACTACTGCGATGTGCCCTACGCCGAGGAATGGCGGAATAATTTATTGTATGGTTAGCAAGGGCTTACGGGCGCTGGTCTAGCAAAAGGGCTTTTGCTAAGGTGGCTCGTTGAGGGTTAGTCGACCTACGGGGCAACCTACTCAATCTGTGAAACGCTTGTGATCCTCTTAACTGAGGGGGAGGAAGTTATGCCTTATCGTGCCTGTTTTCGTCTGTAATAAATCGTACCTTCGATTGTATGTACAAGGTACGGGGTTAAAAGCGCAAACGTCATCGCCTCAAACTAGACACGCAAGGGGTAAGTTATGCAAGAGTTCGCATCAGCCAACGTCACAGCCATGCAGCAGTTGCCAACCATTCTTCAACAAGTAATTCACAAAACACGATACGCTCGCTGGAATGACGAACTGGGCCGACGCGAGAATTGGTACGAGACGGTCGCCCGCTACTGCAACTTCTTTCAAAAGCACATCAAGAACAAGTTCGATTGCGACCTAGGCACGATACACAACCCCAGCACGCCCCTTGGGCAAGCCTTCCACGCCATCTACACCCTTCAAGCCATGCCAAGCATGCGCTGTTTCATGTCAGCCGGCCCAGCTCTCGAGGCCGAGGCATTCTTTGGTTTCAATTGTACCTATCGCGCCGTCAACGACGTGCGGGCCTTCGATGAGATCCTCTACGTCCTTATGTGCGCATGCGGCGTAGGCTTTTCAGTAGAGCGGCAATTCGTTGGCCAATTGCCGATGATACCTAAGCGGCTCAAGCCGAGCACAGAGGTAATCGTCGTCGAAGACAGCCGCGAAGGCTGGGCCAAGGCATTCGCGCTACTGATCGAGCGGCTGTACCAGGGCAACATTCCTAGCTGGGATATCAGCAAGCTTCGCCCAGCCGGCGCTCGATTGAAGACTACCGGCGGGTATTCGAGTGGGCCTGATCCATTGGTCGAGCTATTCAAGTTCACCGTTCACACGTTCGAGCAAGCCAAGAGCCGCCGCCTCAACTCCCTCGAATGCCATGACATAGTATGCAAGATCGGTGATATTGTCGTCGTGGGCGGCGTGCGACGTGCAGCGCTAATCTCACTTAGCAACCCGAGCGACATGCGGTTGCGGCATGCCAAGATGGGCAATTGGGACCTCACTACCCCTTGGCGAGCCTTGGCCAATAACTCTGCCTGCTATACCGAGCGGCCGACGACTGGCGCCTTTATGGCCGAATGGCTTGCACTCTACGACAGCAAGTCGGGTGAGCGAGGCATCGTCAATCGCGAGGCATTGGCTAACAAGTGTCGGAATATCGGCCGTCGCGTGCATTGGGATGACTTTGCCGATACCGAGGCTGAGGATACTATCGACTTCGGCGTGAACCCCTGCTCAGAAATCATTTTACGCTCGCAGCAAACCTGCAACCTGAGCGAAGGCATTGTACGCGCCAACGATACCGTGCAGTCTTTGGTATGGAAAGCGCAAATCGCATCCATGCTCGGTACGTGGCAAGCAACGTTGAGCGATTACGGCTATGTAGGCCCCGAGTGGCAAAAGAATGCTGAGGAGGAGCGGTTGCTGGGCGTAAGCCTTACCGGCATCATGGATAACCCAATCCTTTCGCATCGGCATCACCCGCACTTCGAGTCCACCCTTGTCGCCATGCGGGCAGCCGCCAGTAAGACCAACCACGACTGGAGTAGCAAGCTCGGCATCAATCCTGCCGCTGCCGTTACCTGCGTCAAGCCGAGCGGCACCGTCAGTCAGCTTGTCGATAGCAGCAGCGGTATCCACTCGCGCCATGCGCCCAAGTACATTCGCCGCGTCACGATGGATAACCATAACCCGATCTGCCAGTTCATGAAGGATTGTGGCCTGCCCAACGAGCCAAGCGCCTACAAGCCGCACGTGAACACGATATTCGCTTTTCCTGTACGGGCACCTAATGTCAACGACAAGCTATTCAACCGCTCGGCCATCGAGCAGTTGGAGCACTGGCATGCCATCAATAGTGTTTGGGCAGAGCATAGCGTAAGCTGCACGATCACAGCGGATGAGAACGAGTGGCCGCAAGTCGGGGGCTGGGTGTGGCAACACTTCGATGAGATTTCAGGTGTGAGCTTTCTGCCCAAGTCGAACTCGGTTTACCGGCAGATGCCTTACGAGGCTTGCGACGAGGCTACTCTTGGTAAGCTCGAAGCCCAAATGCCGGCAACCATTGACTGGGACCAGCTAAAGAGCTACGAAGCTGTAGACACGACCGAAAACAGCCAGCAGCTCGCCTGCACCGGCGACAAGTGTGAGATGGTCTGAATGACGTGGGCATTGGTACTGGGCGGGGCTGCAAATGTGTTCGAGGATGCTGATCGTGCAATCAGCATCTTCGGGCAACCCGACTTGGTTGTCGGTGTCAAAGACATTTGGATCACCTACCCTACCATGCACCACGTCGTTACCTTTCACATCGACAGAATACCCTTTGAGCTCGAGAAGCGTCAGAAATTGGGCTACGCCAACCCGTTAGCATTTTGGACCTACAACGGCGTGCGTTGCCCTCGCATGCGCATTGAGATAAAAACCCTCAAGGTGCGTGGTGGCTCAAGCGGTTTGCTCGGCGCCCTAGTCGGCAAGACTGTAGCCGACAAGGCAATACTCGCCGGCATTCCGCTTGACCCCAACATGCCTCATTTCCACAGTCGGCGACGCAACAAGCCGTGGGCAGAGGCTAAGCACTACCGTCATCATTGGAGTAATTATATGAAAGACCTTAAAGGCAACGTCATGTCGATGTCGGGCTACACCAAAGAACTACTAGGTGAACCAACGCCAGAGTGGATGAGTTATGGACACCGACCCTCCAGTGCCGTACACGATACCGCCCCAAGCAAAGCGGCCACGAGCGAAGCAGATCATCAAGGAAGTGCTGGCAAAGTACGATGTGCCAATATGGATGGTCTACAACAACCCCAAAATGCGGCCGCCCCTAGCTAAGCAGGCCGTGCAGGAAATTTGTGGTCGCCTGTTTGTAGAGCTCGGGTATAGTATGGCAGTGATTAGCCAATGCACTGCTTGTACCGACGCATCAACCAGAAGACAGGTTAGAGAATATGTCAACGCTCACGGCGATCCGCAAACTCACGCCCAGCCAGCACGACGACTTGAACAGGTTGCAGAAGCTGCACGCAAAGCAAGAAAGGCTACTGGCGCAGCACTTCCTCATGGCGATGGGCAAGCTAACGAATAAAACCAGCATCGACCAAATCGCCTATCTGCTACGAGCCGGCAATATCGACGGCGTTACCCGTCTCGTCGATGACGCCATTGAGAAGTTCAGCAACGTACTCGGCGCTGTGTTGGCCTTGGCTGGTCACAATGAGGCGAGTGTTTGGGCTAGGAAGTTCCACAGGCTAGGCAAGTCGGCCGGCTTTTTGGATTTCACTGATCGCCGTGTTGCCACAACCATCGCCAGCAACAAGTTCAATTTCACCACCAATCTCATGCGGCAGCAGCGCAACTTGGTGCGGCTCGCGCTAATTCAGGAGTTACGCGGCGATGCGACGTATGAGCAGATCGCCACCCGGTTCACGCATATGGTCGGCTTGACAGATCAACAGTACAAATCTGTCGGTGTGTACCGGCGCGCACTGCAAGCCCAACGCATCGAAAACCAAACAGAAGCCAACCCCGTCGAAATCGTGAAGGTCGATGACAGCGTTGACGTGCTCTCGCCCTTCATGATTGACCGTATGGTCAATCAGTACGCACAAGCACAACGCAAAGCTCGTGCCGATACCATCGCCGCGACCGATGGCTTGAAGCTGATAAACCAGGGCAGATACCTCGCTGTGAGCCAAGCAGCGGAGTCCGTCGGCGCCAACGGTACCAAGACATGGCTGCACACGACTTCGATAGAGCCTCGAGAAACTCACCTCGATACGGTGGGCACAACTATAGACATTGACGAGCCATTTGATGTCGGCGGGGTATCAATGCTATACCCTGGAGACCAAAGCCTAGGCGCCGGGCCAGAGGACGTGATAAACTGCAAGTGTGGAGTATCTTACGACTTGCAACCAGGAGACTGACAATGCCGCAGAGGCATCTTTTCAAGAAGGTAGACAACAAAGCTGTTGGCATGCTTGTTCTGTGCCTAGCTGTAACGATTATGACCTTCTTCATTACGGTTGCGATGATTAGCTCAAGCATTTTCACAATACGCAAAGAGTTAGTGACTATTCAACATCGCCTATCTGAACTTGAGAAGTTCAACATCGAGCATCGCCTACTGGAAAAGAGATGACACACCAATTGGGGGACTACCGACCATGACAAGCTGGTGGAGGCTTTATGCTGAAAGTCGCGGGATCACAATGTCACCCGGAAGCAGCTGGGCAAAAATATGCGCTCAGTACTACGAGGCAGATATCGGCAGCTCGCACGCGAAACGGCTCGCTCTATTGGTTGATGCGGCTGGCTCACCGGGTCTACCTGTCCCTCCTGATACTGGGGTTAGTGCTGGCATCCTTGGCTATGGCTGGGCTCGTAGGCTGGCTGATAGCGACCTAGACGCGCTGCAATCCTCAGGCGCGCGGGCGATGTATGTTGCTGGCGCTCGCGCCCCGATGGACTCGGGTTATCAAGAGGAGGATGAAGCGCCTGCTGCCGATGGCAATGATGCCTACACCACTTCTCTACTGCACTTTGACGGCAGCGATGCCAGCACGACGTTCACAGATAGCAATATCGGCGGCAGTGCCCACATCTGGACAGCCAACGGTAATGCGCAGCTCAGTACTGCTCTGAAGAAATTCGGCACCGCCAGCCTGTTGCTCGATGGTACGGGCGACTCCATTCAAACCGACGGTCATGCCGACTTTTCATTGGCAGCAGATTGGACCATTGACTTCTGGTTCAACCGGGCAGGCGGCGATGGCACCAACCGAGGGCTTGCCCATTTTGACAATGCCTCTGAAAGCGCGCCCGGTTGGAGAATTTCCCTCAACACAGCGAACAAAGTCACCGCCGGTGCTTTCTTCGTAGGTGGCAACACGCAGATGGCCAGCACAAGCACGTTTACGGCGGCGGGCTGGAACCATGTGGCCGCGGTTCGCACGGGCAATACCATGAAGCTATTCATCAATGGCACCATGGAGGCCTCAGATACTCTCAACAATGCATTGCGCGATACTGGTACCAAGCTGTGGCTCGGTCAGTACGGAGCCGATAGGTTCTACTTCAATGGTTCGATCGACGAGTTCCGGGTCAGCAAGGGCATCGCCCGTTGGACAGCCGACTTCACGCCGTACAGCGTCGCCTATAGCTGATAATGGGGCTGGCAGGCCAAATTTGGCTATGCTATACAGTCTGCGCGCTTAGTTATAGGGAACCAACCTAAGGGGTTAATAGCATGACCGAACTAATTCCTGCCCCGCTGAAAACCATGCGGGACATTACTGGTACCCTGGAAGAACCGGGGTCAGGTGACAATCCAGTAATCCTTGGCTGGGCCGACGAGATCGCTCAGCGCTTTCCTAAAATGCGTTTGTACTGTGCGCAGTACACCCACGACAGCATTCCCTGGTGCGGGCTCACCGTCGGCTACTGCATGGCTCACAACGGCATCGAGCCCGTTTTCGGCCCGAGCGATACCGACAAGTTTCTCTGGGCTCGAGCCTGGGAACAGTTCGGTACCGAGCGCGAGGGCGAGCCACAGTTGGGCGACGTGCTCGTTTTCCCCGGCCACGTCACCATGTACGATGGTCGAGAGGGTGACTACTACTTGTGCCGTGGCGGCAACCAATCGGATAGCGTTCGCGTATCCCACATGCCGGCTAGCAGCGTGATCGCCGTGCGGGTGCCACCTGGACCGACCTCAGTGCATGTACCGGCGCAGAAGCCAGCACCAATCAAGATCAGCAGCAAGCCGCGCTTCACTAATATCGTCGCTACTGTGTTCGGCGGTGCTGAGGATCCCAACACCAGTGCCTACGACAATCACACCATCGACGATGACGAGTTGGGTGTAGCTCTGCCGGCGCGCTTCTCGGGCACTCGGCCTCGCGTGCGTGTGTTCAACGGCAGCCGCAGCGTCGATTGTACCATCGTGGACGTTGGGCCGTGGAACACCAACGACAAGTACTGGGAGCACAATGCTCGACCCCAAGCAGAAAGTGGGCGTGACCAAACTGGTCGCTCGACCAACCGGGCCGGTATCGACTTGACCCCGGCTGCCGCCTTCGCGCTTGGCATCAACGGGAAAGGCATAGTAGATTGGATGTTCATCCCAGCCGCTACGACTAACGAAGCGAAGGAAGAAGCCGTCGTTCGCGACTCCTCTCGCAAAATGCAGCTGTTCGCCAATGTGCGAGCATTCATGAAGGCGGTACTCGCTACCGTTGGCGGCGTGTTCACGATGGACAACTTTGGCCTGCTCAACTCTTGGCTGGGCATTGGTCAAGGCGCCGTGCCGATCACTACGCTGCTCACTCTTGCAGCGGCCGGCATTGGCATTTGGGTGCTGGTGAACGTGCTGGACAAGATGTCGATGGAAGACTTCAAGGCTGGCCGTTGGATGCCCAGCGAGCTTGCCAAGGGCAACCCCATCGACGTAGCCAATCCGGTACCGGCTGGGCCAGTCAAGCCAGCTACGCAGCCAGAACCCGCAGCAGACGGCACCCCCGTACCGGAGT